AATAGGTCCACAACTCGGTAGTGGCATTGGTCAACACGCGTTCAAATATACGAAAGTTTTTGACAATGCCTCGTATCACATGATTGGTTCTGAACTTCCTGAAAGTAACCACGGTCTGATGTTTCTATTACCTTTAAAACCCCACGTAGAATACGTAAAGTATGCAAAAACTCGTGTAAAGAATTTGGCACTCATGACAGTTTGTGAAACTGAGACGGTACATGAAGACTACGGTATGATCATGGAATTATCTAAACGGATCATGGTACCAAGTATGTTTTGCAAACGCGTGCTTTCCAGACAATTCCCCGATAATGAGTTTCACATTATTCATGCTCACATACCACCTCCTGAGAGACCTTACATATTCTATCATATTGGGAATATCATTGATGATAGAAAGAATTTTAGGGGTATTCTAGAAGCTTTTGTACGCCTCAATAAACCTAATGCAAAACTCGTGGTAAAAGCCACGTGTAACCAAGATGTTCAAATAAACTTACCCAACGTTGAAGTTATTAACGGACTCATCTCAGATGAAGAAATGGATAAACTCCACGATCGGTGTGACTGCTACGTGAGCTTCTCAAAGTCTGAGGGAGTTGGCATGGGTCCAGTTGAGGCGGCACTCCGAGATAAACCTGTCATCATAACCAATTTCGGTGGAAGTCCTGAGTACGTAAAAACACCTTACACGATTGAATGTGAACTTCAAGAGCTTGAGAGAGACGACTTCCTTTTTAAAAAGGGAATGATTTGGGGTAAACCAAACCCCAATCAACTCTTGGAGTTCATGAGAGATGCATATGACAAAAAACTACGATTCATGAACCATGAACACACTAAAAAACTAGTCGGAAAAGAAAACATCTTAGAGGAGTTCCTCTTGAATGTAGTTGGTCGCGAGAACAATGATACCAATGAGAATGGTACCGCTCATTAAGGAACCCTGTTGAGCCATGATGGTCATGACGAGATCGTCCACAACCTGAATACCGGTGGGTTTCTTGGCGATTTTGGGTACGAGAACACTGATTGCGATGTAAAGCGCCATTGCTATTATTACAGGTCTAAGAGTCTCCTGATCTAGAGTCATCATTTATACATTAGCTACTGATTTTAATTCCATCCAACTGGCTCAAGAGACTGTTCACATCAACCTTCTTGCCCATTCCAATATCCGAAACCTTGTGTTTCCTGCAGTAGTTTCCACACACTGCCTTGAACTTGCAGGGATTACCCGCCATGGTCGTTGCACAGCAAATCTTGTGATTTGACCTTTGGTTAGGCACAACTTCCTTGGGTGGTGCGTCAAGCATGATGAGGGATTTTTTCTTCTTTGTGTCCTCAATCTTCTTGTAGCGCATCTTCATCTTCCAAGTGGCATCGGCCAACTTGTAGCACTTATCATTTGGCTCTCTGAGGCGATACATCCTTGTCGCGTCAGAGAGACAGGTAGTCCAAAGGGTGTCACGAATCACTTGCATTTTGTTAGTTACTTTTTACTATCTTTTGAACCAACTTAGGTGGACGCTTCACCTCCAATTTGAGCTAAATAAATATCAACTTCACCAACAAATTCGGGGCACTTCTCGGATGTCTTTCGGGTCACCATATCCTGAACATTCGTCACATGCTCTTTGAACTTCTTCACGTCAATACCAGTGGCGTTGTGGATTTGGGAATCTGTGGCAATATCTTTGAGGGCATACAGATAAGCCGCTGCGTAGTTTGCGTGGAGCACAGCAATTACTGGAGAAGCATCTTGTTGGGCCGCTGTGGCATAACGAGCTGACTGACGGACCAATTTCTCTATGGATTTGTTCATACCACGGGTCTTGTTCTGCATCATCAAAAATAGCACAAAAATTGCGGCTATGAGATATAGATACATCTTCTACAAGTATCATGGAAAAAAATTACTTCTTCATTTTGACAACAAGTCTAGGAGGATACTTCTTGATGTTATTGTAGCCAAATGGTTTACGGGTTAGGGGACTTGGCTGCTTAGCATTTTTACCCACATTACTTGCACGAGATAACCAGTTTTTCAGACCATTTCTGTTGTATACAGTTTTTATCTTTCCATTGATGACATTAGTCTTGATGTAAGCGCGTTTAGATGGCTTTATACCATTCTTATTCGTGGCAGACATGCTAGCATTCATCCACGTCGTAACATTTTTGTTTTTGTTTGAGTTATTCTTGATAGTATTATTAAGTTTCTGTAAATTGTTTTGAACATTGAAAAGTTTCCTCTTCATGTTACGAAGTTCATTTTCCAACTTTTTAATTTTTTCACGGTTGTTGTTGGAAGACATTTATTATACCCAAAGAAAAATTATCACATTAAGTTATGGCAGTAGATGAAGATCTATCTATAATAATGTCAACAGTTGATGACACAAGAGAACACATGTCAGAAGGTCAATATTTAAAAACCTGTAATGCCATAAGACGTGTACACAAAAAGTTAAACAATCCCAAAGTTCCTCTTCCGAGACTTAATTCTAGATTCACACTCAAGTGTTTTTACATGTTCTCTTATGCCGTCTCGGTGGTAAAAGTTATAGAACAGATTACAAAAACAATTTCTAAACGATAGTAAAGAGATATGTTAAAATCAGAACCAAATGCTAAATGCTGTCTCTGGAAACCATTTCTAAGTAAAATCACACTTAAAAATGAAAGCAACTTTAAAGTGAAATATGAAGCATATCCTTACAAAGGTAGTGCAATCGGTAAAATAGATGCAGCCATTGGTGCGGGTGGATTTGAAGGTAAAGCAGCTCTAGATATTATTCAAGCTGAAAACATTAAACCTGAAGTGGGTATCATACCTAAAAATGATTCTCGTTATGTGACTGTCAGTGGTAGTCAAAAAGTAGCTATACGATATATGTATCTAGATCTACACGACGATTATACCGAAGAAGTACGAAACTTTGGTGTTCTTGATTTAGTAAAGTTTGTACAACCACCACAAGAAGATATTGACGAGATACTAAGAATAAAGAAAGAGATGATAGTGGAAAGAAGCAAACTTCGGGTGGAGGCAAAAGAAGAGCGGGAAAAAAAGGAACGCGAGGCAAAAGAAGAGCGGGAAAAAAAGGAACGTGAGGCAAAAGAAGAGCGGGAAAAAAAGGAACGCGAGGCATTCGAACATAGATGCTCAAGTGTAGCAAAATTTATGTGTACTCCAAGTGATATGCCTAAAAAAATATGCCCTTATTGCAAACACTGGTATTGTAATTATCATTATAAAGTAAATAATGGACCCGTCGGTGGAGGTCATGTATGTAACTAAAAATTAAAATATTTATTAATAACAATGAATTGTGCAAGTTATTTTCAAACTTATTGCAAAAAAGATGGACATTTTTTCTTGTGTGAAAAATGTGGATATCACTACTGTACGTATCATTTACCAATAAATAATTCCATAAAAGCGGGTGGTCATGTTTGTGTTAAATAATAAACCTAAGTAAAGAAATGAGACGTTTAAATTTTAATCAAGATGGAGAGCGTCCAAAAGCTCACCCACGTTGAACACGTCCTCAAAAGACCCGACTCCTATGTCGGTCCCGTGGACAAAACCCATGAGTCCTATTGGCTGCTGAATAACACGAACAAAAACTTTCAAAAGAAGAACATCTCTTATTCACCAGCCCTACTCAAGATCTTTGATGAGATTCTCGTCAATGCCATTGACCGGAACTCCCTCCATCCCAAGAATGTCACTCAGATCGCTGTTACTGTGGACAAAGAGACTGGTGCAGTTACTATCGAAAACAATGGACCTCTCGGTGGAATTAGTGTTAAGATGAATGAGAAAGAGGGAGTTTGGAACCCTGAACTTACATTCGGACATCTGCTCACAAGTACCAATTACGACGATACACAAAAGCGCATTGTGGGAGGCAGGAACGGATATGGAGCCAAGCTAACAAACATTTACTCTTCTCTGTTTTCTATCGTCATCAAGGATGGTGAAGAGAAGAAGACGTATACCCAAAAATGGTCCGATAATATGACTACTTGTCACCCACCAAAAATCACTAAGCACAGTGCCGCAACTTCTTCTGTTTCTATCACTTTCACTCCAGATTGGAAGCGATTTGGGATGAAAGAGATGGACATCAACATTTACAAGATCTTTGAGAAGCGTGTATGGGATGCAAATATCTGCACAACCCCAAACTGCAAAGTCAAGTTCCAAGGTGAGGCTCTCCCAAAGACTTCATTTGAGGCATATGCCAAAATGCACGAAGGTGTCACAGACGTGTGCTCGGTGACCACAGATCGGTGGTCTGTTTGTGTCGGACCTTCCGAGAATGGCCTTGAACAGGTTTCATTCGTTAATGGTATATGCACCAATAAGGGTGGAACCCATGTGGACTACGTGGCATCTTATCTAGCCTCCGGAATCATTGACGAGATGGCTAAGAAGATCAAACTGAAGCCTCAACAAGTCAAAAATACCTTCAATATCTTTGTTAAGGCTACCCTTGAGAATCCGACGTTCTCTAGTCAGGTCAAGTCTGAGTGTACCTCTAAGGTTCAGGACTTTGGGAGTAAGTTTGAGCCTCCTAAAAACTTTGTGAAGAATGCACTCAAAACTGGTATCAGTAATGAACTTACAGCACTTTCAAAGTTCAAAGAGATGAAGGAGTTGGCCAAAACTGATGGAGGTGCACGAAAGTCAAAAATAACCGGTATACCCAAACTTGACGACGCTAACAAGGCTGGTACTGCACAATCTGGAAAGTGCACTCTCATTGTGACAGAGGGTGATTCAGCGAAGACTTTGGCTGTAGCCGGTCTCTCTGTGGTTGGTCGTGATCACTATGGTGTGTTCCCACTTCGTGGTAAGTGCAAAAATGTCAGAGATGCTTCCGTGGCCCAGTTGACTTCTAACCAGGAGTTCAATGATCTCAAGAAGATTTTGGGACTCCAACAAGGCAAGGACTACAAGGATGTTTCTGAACTCCGCTACGGACGTCTCATGATTATGACAGATGCTGATAATGATGGTTCCCATATCAAAGGTTTAATCCTCAATATGATTCATTACTTCTGGCCCAGTCTCCTCAAGTTGGGTTTTGTGGTCTCAATGGTGACACCAATCATAAAGGCTTCCAAGGGTTCTCAAACCAAGTCTTTTTACACAGATTCTGCATTCCGTGCTTGGTATGGAAATGGACAACAGGGTTGGCGCATCAAGTATTACAAGGGTCTCGGTACCTCAACTTCTGCAGAAGCTAGGGAGTACTTCAAGAAGATTCAAGATCTCACTGTGAAGTTTGACCACGATATCATGACTGACAAATCTATCGTCCTCGCCTTTGACAAAAAGAAGACTGACGACCGAAAGTCTTGGCTTCTTGAGAGCACGGCTAAAGATTCTAGGGAGCTTGAAGTCCCTTATGGAAATGTGAAGCAGTTGGATATCACAGACTTTGTTCATAAGGACTTGGTGAACTTCAGCCTCGCAGATCTAAAGCGTTCCATTGCTCACGTGGCTGATGGTCTCAAGCCTTCTCAAAGAAAGGTTCTCTTTGCTTGCTTCCATAAGAATCTCAAGGACGAGATGAAGGTTGCGCAGTTGGCTGCCTATGTGGCTGATAAGAGCGCTTACCATCACGGTGAGGTATCTCTGGCTGACACGATTGTAAAGCTGGCCAACGACTACATGGGCTCCAATAACATCAACCTTCTTGAACCATGTGGTCAGTTTGGTACCCGCCTCATGGGTGGTAAGGATGCTTCTCAGACGAGGTATATCTTCACTAAACTTTCCACGGAGGCTCGGAAGTTGTTTGATGCTCGTGACGATCCCATCCTCAACTACTTGGATGACGATGGACGACCAATTGAACCAGACTTTTACATGCCAACTCTCCCAATGGTTTTGGTAAACGGAACTGAAGGTATTGGTACAGGTTTCAGCTGCTACGTCCCACCATTCAACCCCAAGGATATCAAAGATAACATTGAGAGGTTGCTGAGTGGAACGTCTCTTCGTGAGATGACCCCGTGGTTCCGAGGTTTCAAGGGTAAGGTTTTTAAGGAAGACGGGTCTTGGATCACCGAAGGTATTTGGAGAGACACAGGTTCGCGTCTCAAAGTGACTGAACTTCCACCTGGTCGTTGGACACAAGACTATAAGGAGTATTTGGATACCCTTGTGGAAAAGAAGATGATCACTAATTTTACAAACAACTCTACAACGGAGGATGTTGACTTTGAAATTATGGGGTACTCCGGTAAAGATCTCATCAAGGATCTCAAATTAAGGAAGACATTTCATACCTCAAATATGCATCTCTTTCACCCTACAAAGGGTATTCACAAGTATTCAAGCCCTGAAGAGATTCTCAAAGACTTTGTGGAACTTCGCCTTGACCACTATGTGAAGAGGAAGGAACATCTCATCAAGGTGCTTCAAACGAGGGCAACAATGTGTGGATACAAGTCAAAGTTTGTCACAATGGTGATTGAGGGTGACATTGTAGTATTCAAGAGGAAGAAGGATGATCTTGAGAGGCAGTTGGCCCAGACTTTTCCCAAAATTGGTGGGACCTATGACTATCTTCTCAACATCAAGACTGTTCAATACACAGAGGAGTGTGTGCAAGAACTTCTCAAAGAGTCCAAACAAGCTAGAGAGGAGCTTGAAGTGATGAAGAACACATCACACATTGACATGTGGAAAATGGATATTAAAAATATGTAAACAATAGATAGGTATGGGTGAAGCTGCGAAAATTTCGCTCAAAGCTATTGGAAAGCAAGATACCTACTTACTTTCCAATGATCCAGACGAATCATTCTTTAATTATAACAATGATAAAGTTCACTCTGATTTCAGAAAATACCACAGAAACCGTAATATAGTTAAACCTGGTAACGCGGATGCTAGTTGGCCATTCAACCGATCCATAAAGGTTGAATTTAACCCAAGAAATATGGGTGACCTCTTAAGTAACATGTATTTGAGTATCACCATGCCCGCTATAACCGATGGTAATTACGCGGATCAGTTGGGTAGACATATCCTCAAAAGCGTAACAATGTATGTAGACGACATTGAAGTGGAGAAGATCTATGATGATTGGGGAATTATCTATGATGAGCTTTATTTGGAAATGTCTGAAAAGGTAGCAAATAGATTCCTTGTAAACAGAAATCTTGGTTTTGATGATGCACCGGATAACGCGAGTGTAGCCAGATATAGTTCAGATTTGGTCATTCCACTCCACTTTTTCTTTTCTAGAAAGTTTGCCAGTGATGAGTATTCCTCAAATAAACCTAATAGACCTTATTTCCCAGTGTGTGCTATCTATCGTCAAAAGATAGAATTTGAGCTTGAGTTTCATCAACAAGAGTTCTTTACGGATACCACAGATACGGTGACCTTACCCTCATTTAACCTTGTCACTGAAGAGATTACTGTGAGCCCCGAAGAGAGAAACTTCTTTGCGTCCCAAAGACAGACGATGATAACAGATTTGGTAAGAAAGCACCCAGTGATTGTAAGTGATCTCAATAGAGACGTGATAAAAAATAATCTCGTCCCTAATATTCCAGTCAAATGTATTCATTGGTTTTTACGGAACACCGCATTTGAGGATGAAAGTGAAGCGATTGGTGATCCCGTACCAGCTACAGATGGTGAACGCCTTTATCAAAATCGTTTCAATTTTTCATCTTCTCTTGATTTTAAAGGTGAGAATACATTCTTCTACCCCCTATTGTCTGAAGCCAGTTTTTACATCAATGGGAATAAACTCCCAAACGTGAGTAAAACTGATCACTCATACTACAAATATCTGATTCCATTTCAAAAGAGGTTGGCGAGGCCAATCAGGAACATTTACACGTATAGTTTCTCGTTGAATCCGATAAATGTGGAACCATCGGGAAACTTGGATTTTAGTCAGATACAATCTGAAAAGACTAATATAGAAGTTAAATTAGATACTTCTGTAATTGATATTACAACAGAGACATTCTCTCTACACATGTATTATACGGGATACCAGACATTTGTATTCCAAAATGGATTCATGTCAGTTGCTTACTAAATAATCGCTCCTTGTTATTGCTAATATAGTCAATGATGTTATTCTTGATACACCATTTGATGAAATTCAACTGAGCCAAAGTCGTTTGAATTTCATGAGATGTACCCGGAACTACATAGGCAAACTTTTGAGACCTACAGAATGGGTCAAAAAGCTGCTTACTGTAACCGTTCAAACTAGACTTATAGGCACAATGAACCGTAAATAATTTACCGTCACCTGTTTGATACGCGGTGTGGTTCTTTTTTGCATAATTAGTGATAAACCATTCCAAATTGCGGAGGCTGATACCACTTGACTTGTCTAAGATGTTCAATAGTGTAGTCTTATTCTTTTCGTCATTGTAAAAATTGTTTATCGATGTTAGTAGAATATCGTTTTTGCTCATTGTTATATTAAACCCCCAAATCTATAAGCTCGTTAGAAGATTCACACCCTGGACACCCCCTGACATACATTTTCTCTGGACCATGATTATGTAGACTAGAGTTGGAAAACGTTCTCTGACATATACGCTGTCCCTGTAAGGTATGATGACGACAATACCCATTTACAAACGCCTTAAACGCACACCGCTGACCATTATTTTTTGTACCCTTGCATGTAGTACTCGTGTACGACTCTGGTATATCTTTAAGAAGTTGTTCTAGAGGTATACCATGCTTCTTTGAAATTTTTTCGGCATACTCATTCACTACTGCATTCACGCGGTCTTCTAACTCCTCATCCATAAGCTTTGTAACTTTATCATACAGACTCATCCTTACTATCTATTGGATTGTAATTTTTAAATAAGTCTTCTACGGATTCCTCCTTTTTCATCCTTGCTTCCTTAAGACGCGCCTTTAGAATAGGTGCAGTACCAGTCTCCTCTAAACCAAGGCGTTTACATTCTGCGACAAGTTCGTCCTTCTTCATACCACTGAGGGATGGCAGCTTCGGTGGTTTTTTGGGTTTATGTTGGTTAATGATTTCACCGAAGATTTCTTCCTTCACATTTTCGTAGAGTGGATCTAGGAGGTCACACACGGGATTTAGGAATTTGTTCATGAAATAGTAATGGTAGTCAACCGGTACCCCATTCTCCTCCACATATTTCGGGTCTTCAGCCTTCTCAAAAGCTTTGGCCTTGGGATCTTCAGTCTTCGTGAGAAGGTAGGGTACCCGATCACCAGACTGTGGTTCAGAACCAGGCTTTCGCTGCCTCATCTTTGTCACTACCTGAACGTGGGATTGATTAATGTTGATACTTTCTGGACTCGTTACCGAAACAGTTTTGCCACCAACTTTGTATGTATCAGCGAGAGATTGACTCAAAACCAATTTGTTGTTAGGAACGTCACCAGAGAGAAGCTCAATAGCCCTCTCCTTAGCAAGTTCTTTAGGTGGACCCGGGTCGCTTGAAGTGAGCACTACATCCAGCAACTCCTTACAAACCTCGCGTACATGGGGTGTATTGTCTCGTCTTACGAGTTGAAGACCCTTAACATCAATGTAGTCCATGTGCATCTTATCATCCTTACCCTTTGTCCAAAGTTTGGCGGCATACCGTTTCTTTGAATACAAAAAGTAAGGCCAATACACCTTCTCAAGCTCTAGGTTGTTAGGTTTCTTGAAGAGAGCTGAACACTCCTCTGCAGCTCTCTCCCCAACTTCCCAACTGTAGGCGATGGCTTCCTCTCCCTTGCGATCACCCACATCAAACTCAACCATGACGGAATCGGTGTTATGAACCACCATATCACCTGGCCCCACATGAAAATGATGAGATTCTGTCGCGAGGTCATACACATAACCCTCCGTTTCACCGATGAGTTCAAGTTTTTTGATGGCAATTGGGTTCTTCCTCTGAGAAGAGGTCGTCCATGTTTGCCTAAAAACATCTGGTTTATCTGTGCGAGTGTTGACAGATACGTTATATCCAAGTTTTCTACCGATTATATACATACCCATTGAACCTTCTTTACCCTTGATATCCATTCGTGTATAGCCATGAACGTCTTTGTCGCCATCGGCCATGTAGTATCCATCCCAAAAAGATTTTACGACATCGGTAGGTGCAGACAAAATACAAGTAGGTACAATCTTCTCTTTGTGTTCATTGTAAAATAGGGAACGATACTTTACGGATACACTCTTTACATCACCAACTGCGTTCAATTTGTAGACACCACTACTCTTAATCGTGTCATAAATAGTTGTTTTAAATGGACATAAACGTTTCATTTCTTCAAGGTATTCCATTTTAGAGTTGTTGAGAGCCCATGTATACTTGCCATCGTAATGACCACAGGATCCATCACCAAAGAAAAATCCCATAACCTTGGCTTCATTTACACTGATACCAGTATCACAGCTTTCAAACGCGTCCAAACAATTTCCATGTAGAAGTTCAGTTCCGAGTGTCACTTCAGAAGGTTTAATCATCTCTTTGTTTTTTAGGAGAAGACTGTGATCTTCGGTCACATCAACCACACCTGTGTGAGTCAAAACACGATGAATATTCTTGGTCGTTTTGTGTCGGACAATTTTTTTAATAGGTGTAAAACCTTCTTCTGTCCATACTTCAGCGTTAATCTCAGCGACTTCTTTACCATCATCTCTAATTTCGTAGAGATCTACGAGTGAATCAATTCTTTGTGTCTTAACTTCACCATTCATTCGGATTAGGAGGGGTGTATCAGGTGTGACAGAATCACCATACCTTACCTTTGCACCAGGGAAGTTGGCCTCTACATAGTTTTTAGTCTCTTCAATCATTGAACGACCCTTAGAAGTTGTTGTAGATGCAATCGGTACACATGGAAGAATACCCTTACCAGCGCCAGTGAAACCGTAGACTGAGTTCATTGAGATCTTGTAAGCAAGCTGCTTTCCGTTATAGACCTCTTTCATAAAACCTGTAGCTGCAACCATATCCCGCTTAGCCTGCTTTCGGAACTGCTTAAGCTCCAAAAGGATCGCGGGTAAAAGACTAGGAACATCCTGTGCAAACTTGTAGGTGCGATCACCAATATTGAAAGTCTCGTACGTGATGCCAGGTACATTACCATACTTTTTCTCGTCCATGACATACGACGAATAACAGAGGTTGTGGGCCATCATAATACTGGGGTACAAGGCTTCAAAATCTAGGGCTGTAATTGGTGTATAGTAGGCACCCTTTTGTGCCTCCAGTACAGTGGCACCCTCATAAGGCTCTTCCGGGATAGCACCGTAACGAATAGTTGGTACCATGAAGCCAAGTTCCCTTGCCTTCTTAGTCAGTTGAGAGAAAACCTTAATTTGCTGTCCACGCTCCACAAGGAATGGAACTGGTACCCAAGTTGCCTTGGCCATCTCAACCAGATTCAGTAGAGTACAAAGCTTCTTCATGAGTCGGTGTGGGAGAAGGGTATCCTTAATACAATACTCAGCAACTTCTCTCAACTTTACAGGATCCTCCTCCTTGTATCGGGCAAACATCTCTTTGGGAGCCATGTCAATCTTTTGATCTCCGAGATAGAGCTTTGAAACACTATCAAGCTTATAGCTGTCAAGTTTGTAACCCTTCTTTACCTCGTGGAACAAATCAAAAATAAACCGACCACTCATTGGAAGAAGCTTCAAAAGGTTATCACCCAGAGCGCTTGATGAAAGCTTTTTAATCACAAGCTCAGAATCAGTGTCCTTCAGCTTTCCCAAGTTGTAAAAGTCGTAGTGACACTTGTTAATCTGTGCGCGTTTATAGATGTACTCCATATCAAAACCAAAGATGTTCCATCCAGTAATGATGTCTACGTCTTTAGCGTGTAAATATTTTTGAAACGCCTCAAGCATTTCCCTCTCAGTTGCATAGCTACGAATATCACAACCCTCAAGGTTTGGATCAGTTTGTTTATAACAAAGGCAAGTCTTGTCATATGGTTCATCAGAACCAAACTTACACAGAGAGATTGCAATCTGAAAACATGCATCACCGGGAATGTTTGCATCTGGAAATTTACCTGTAGAGCTGTTACACTCAATATCCACAGAGGCTACAACAAATGGAGCGATGTCATCTCTTGCAACTGGTTTGAGTGTTGTCCAGTCGTTACAGAAGAGATCAATATCCACGTTTGCGAGATGGGACCGGACACACTTTTCACCGCTGTCCAACCAACCAGTGGATTGAATACCAGTACGATGCATCAGACGAAGTACTGGATCTAGATTGGATTCGTACACCTTGACATTCCTCACACCGAAAAGTTCAAACAGTTCAGGGGTCCTATCAAGAGGCTTTCTTAAGAATGAATCCACAAGGCGACGAGCCTGCAGATCCTTGAAGTTGATTTTCATAAATGCAAACTCCTCATTATTTTGGAAACCCCAAACATCTTTGGATTTCATGAGTGAGTAGGCAACTAGTGAGTCTTTACACTTATCACTGAGGATATTGTAAATTCTCTGAACCTTTTGAGAATCAATACCAGTTGGGAGTTTAATAAAAAAGTAGGGTGTAAAAGCTGTCGTCACACAGACAGACTTCCCATCCTCGGTCTTGCCGAAGATACTAATCAGGTGTTCATCTTCGCCGTCTCTAGCTTCCCAAGTGAGTGCTTGAAAGACGACCATATCTGGGTTGTGTAACTAACGACCGAAAATTTTAATATACTTTATTAGTAAAAATGTCAGCTGCTTTGATTGACCTTGTTTCTAAAGGTGCTCAGGATGTATACATCACTGGCCAACCTCAGGTCAGTTTTTTCCGTCAAAATTATAAGCGCCATACTAACTTCGCGATGAAGCCCGAGCGTATGGACTACATCGGCACTTTCGGAGCGTCCAATGAGATTACCGTGCCAGTTCGTTCCAAGGGTGATCTTCTCAGCTATCTCTGGATTGAGGACACTCTCATCTCTAGTGTTGCTACCAACACCGATGGCCTCTTCTCCGCGGATGCTTCCAATCCCACCACTTTCCAATTGTGGATTGGTGGACAGAAGGTTGCTGAACTTGACTCCCTCTTTATCCAGGGTGCTTACAATCCCCTTCTTCGTGACAACTCCGCCAAGGCTTCTTGTACCGTCACTACCAATGTTGCCAAGGAGAACCATGGTCAGAACCACTTTATGATTCCTTTCTTCTTTGGTGAGGACTGGACCAAGGCCCTTCCTTTGGTGGGTTTACAATATCACGAGGTAGAGCTACGAATTAAGTGTAGGGATGGTTACACTCCTCAAGGTACCCCAAAGATTTATGGTAACTACATCTACCTTGATACCGAAGAGCGTAAGTACTTCACCGATAATGAACACGAGATCTTGTTCACCCAAACCCAATACCAGCCAGCCACCAACACTGACACCGAGATGGATCTCAGCTACTTCAACCACCCAGTGAAGTCTCTTCACCTTGTTTCGGGTGCGGCCGCTGGTCAGAAGTGGTACGACGAGTACACTTTCAGTACCTCTTCCCTCTACATTAACGGTACCGCTCTCTACGAGAACACTTCCAACGTGTACCACCACAATGTCGTGCCTCAAATGCATTGTACCGATCTCCCAGATGATGTTTTGGATGATCTCCCAACCTATTCTTGGCCTTTCTGCCTCTCTATGAGCAAGGCGCAGCCCAGTGGTACCCTAAACTTCAGCCGCATCGATAATGCTAAGCTTGTCGTGAACAACGTTTCTGGTGGTAACACCCTTCATCGCGTGTATGCCGTAAATTTCAACATTTTACGTATAAAGAATGGTATGGCCGGTGTCGCTTTCGGTAACTAATTTTATACAGACTCAGTAATTTTAAAATTACATATGATTGAACATGATTTTCAATGATACGTAACCTAAGTCGTCTCAAGTGATTCAAAAAAATCAACTCAAAATGGATCTCTTTCACAAGTTGATTGATTTAGTTGACAAGAATGCCGAGCGCATTCCAGAGGGTGACTATGTAGATATTTGTAACACCATTAAGGAGTTACGCGAAAGGGTGAAACCACCCCGATTTCTCATTGATCAAAATCAACCACTTTGGATTACGGATTATGATCCAGCAAGGGATGGACCTCCCATATACGTACCTACCACTCCCGGGCAACCGCAAGAGTGGATTGATCAAGACCCAGGTCTGAACGAGTTTCTTCAGGAATTACATGAAGAGTGGTCTAGAACTGATAATGGTGACGAAAACGAAGATGAGACTCTCTCAGCTGCAGAAGCTATGGGGCAGTTGAGAGAGCACATCATAGAACACGGAGTACCTGAGAGTATTACGATTAACTTTGTACAGTAAATTAGGTTTTTAGTTTTTTAATGAAAGCTGCAAAAAGATACATGATTGGTGGAACACTAAAAGACCCCATAGCAGTCATAAATGCCGCACTTGCGTCTTCAGGTGTGTTAATTTCGCCATGAATCACCTTAGAAATGGAACTTTCCATCATTTTATCTACAGTTGTATCAATTGGTTTTACAATTAGAGGAATAGCCAAAATACCCACAAGTGTAGGTAAAAAATGGAAGAAACGACTATCATCCATGTGCCTGTTCACTATCATGTTAGCTGATAAGTTCACAATAACACGAATGATTGAACCTGGCCAAAAAACAGACGCGAGTAGCTGCCATGTTAGGGTTTCAGCTGAAATCCTAACTGCATCTTGAATTTTTTCACCCTCATCAGCAGCTTCATATGCTTTTTGTCCCTTATCAATCGTGTCAAACATGACATACGAAGCCGCTACACAATATGATGCAGGTAAACCCCAATCTGGTAAGTATGAAGTAAAAGCTTCACCTAATTCATTTGCGTATCCCATGTATCGTAGAGAAGTCTCACGATAAGGATCAACATTGTTATACGCCGTTGAGTAAATCTTAAATCTTTTATTTGTTTTTTTAGATTGTGATATATGAGGTTTAATTATGGACAATGGTTTGATGACAAACATTATCCTTGATATGAGTAAATCCAAAACTTTATATAATTAGTCGTCTATGAGTAGATCAATTTCCTTCTCATATGTGTGGGACAGTAGTATACTTTTTAGATCCCTTGAGAATGTAATATACGTTTTAGGAATATCTCCCCAAAGTCTCTCGTTAGAAACAAAGGCATCAACAGCACCGTCTCGCAAAAGGGGTTCAAGCAATAACCAATTTGGTTCTGTATACTTGATCTTCTTACACCCTTTAGCAAATTTCCTAGCATAGATGTACCACGCTGCGATACTTCTATATGTGTGAATAGGTCGTTTTCCCTGTTCTAAACAAACACGGAGTGATGGAACTATAAACGTGTGGAATTTTGTAAAACCATCCATACATATCCTCTCCAAGTCATCAACATTAGTAGAGTTTGAGAATCTCTCTTCAACTGTTTCAACATACTCATCAATGTCAAAAGGAAGCTCCATGTCAATTGATGGAATGATCTCTTCTTTTTGAAGTTGTTTGAAATGTTTACGATGCGCCTCGTTATTCATAACTTGATCAAAAGTCTGATAACCGGAAAGAACCCCTAGATATGCAAGTGAGGTGTGACCACCGTTGAGAATACGAATCTTTGTCTCCTCATATGGTTCCAAATCTTGAGTCACAGTCACACCAACCCGAGTCAAATCTGGAAAATCTGAAGCAAAATTATCTTCTATGACCCATTGTGTATATTCCTCTGTTTGTACAGCGGTTTGACCAAAACCCGGGAATAGGTTTTCAACTTCACAACGTAATGCATCATGTGTTCGCGGAGTGATCCTATCAACCATACACGAGGGGAACTTCACATTATCTCTCACCCAATCTGCCATTTCATATTGGTTTGTCTGATAGAGATATGCCAAAAACTGTGCCTCTAGGACGCGACCATTTTGACGAATGTTGTCACAACACAACACGGTTATAGGCGTCTTTCTGTTTCTGAGACCACAAGCAAGGTATTCAAATAGGGGTGATCCCGGTGCATATCCACTCTCGGTGACAGTCACAGTCACCAGATGGACACTTGGTAGAGCCAACATATGTTTGGCAATTGTTCTATTCTTCGTCCAGTCTATATAATCAAGGTGAGAACGAACCATTCTATACGATGAAGGCGTCTTTACAATATAGTCATCAATATCCCTAAAACCCTCATTTCTGAGGTTGACTGCCACTATACCCCAACGAAGATCTCCAGTTTTTTCCATATAATCATCTATATACATAGCCTGATGGGCTCTATGAAAAGCACCATAGCCTATGTGAACTATACCGGTTTGACATTCAGATTTGTCATATGAAGTCTTATACATACGTTACGTTAACGTGATATTATTTAAGTGAGTTGATAATTTCTTTTGTCTTTTCATACATCCTCTTTCCGTGGAAAGTTTTGTCCTTGAGCTCATCCCAAATAGTGAGACGATGCTCCAAGAACTTTAGAAACCTCTCGGGATCACCGGGAGACTTGTAGCGAACCTTCTCACCCTGCATAGCTTTATTAGCCGCCTCTACACGGGCAGCCATTGAACGCTTAGCAAGCTCATCAGGAGAGAGACGAGTGGACACATCAGCAGTCTTCTTGTTCATTTCTATACATTAAATGTCTACTATCTTTATATAATGATACCCTTCGTTATCGTCGGTGGTCTCGCTGCTCTTACAGCGTATACGTTCTTTGGTGAGAATCTCATATCTTCGGAAGAAGCCAAGAGACTCATCAAAGAGGGTAAAATAAAGAAAGTCGTAGATGTTCGTACAGCGGTTGAATATAGAGCTGGACACTATCCTAGAGCTTTACACATTCCCGTTGATAAGATCAATGAAAAAACAACTTCGGAACTTCCCAAAAGTGGGCTACTCGTCTACTGCAATACCGGACAACGGGCCAGATTTGCGGCAGAGAAATTAGCTGAACTTGGTTTTAGACAAGTGTACTACATAGCTGGACATTACTCCAGTCTTATTTAATTGTTAAATCCCCTTGATTTTACACTTGAAAGCAAAGAAGAGGATCCAAGCGATCATAATGTCAATAGTATAATGATCTCGGGTGAGGACAGATACGGCTGATGAAATCATTGGCCATATCGGCCAAAGTGGTGCGCCTACAAAACTTGAAGTTACTAAATTGAGTGTTGTGTGACCAGAAAATGTATAATCATTGCAAAAAGCGAATCTAGGTTTCATTTTGCAAGGCTCGCGTTTTGTGTAAGGCATCACAGTGACAGCGTTACACAAAGCTCGCGCGAAATACATGAGGGTCAAGAATGTGAGGTAAGATGTCCTCTTTGAAGCATTCCATTTTGGCCAGTGGTAAAGGAGAAAAAGTACGGGTACGGCGAGAAGATAGTCTGGAAGGTGTTCAAACTTTTCCCAATTTGGGAGAAGATGGAATCCAACATCGTATATTGGACCACCCGTTCCTGAGCCATTCCTGTGGGACACGTAATATCCAACAAGGATGTTTATCATCAAAGAAAGTAGGAACAATGGTACTATCATCTAATGTAATACATACTCAGAAATTAGTTACACTCTAGACTTGTTCCAGATACCTTTGATTTCCCTGGAAAGTTTGTTGATCTTGTCTCCCAGTTTTTGGGCAGTCTTAATGTCACCCTTCTTGTAAGCAGCGGCTTGCTTGTTGAACAACTTATTGAGTTGATCTTGCTTCTTACCAGTGCGGGCAAATGTTTTGTTAATTTGTGTTTGCCTTTCTTTGAGTTGATAGAGTTTCAAAAGGGGATTCATTATTTACTGTGAGTTGATATATTATTTCAGCTTGACACCCAAAACTCTCCTCAACTTCTGCATAATTTGAACATCAGGGATAGCCCGTCCAGATTCATATGCATTGATAACACTCGCATTTACACCCACCGCGTTTGCTAAATCTTTTTGTGTTTTGAAACCTTTAGCAATACGCCCTTGTTGAATCATTTTAGCTGTGGAAAGGGAAACTTTGTTGTGTGTACCAATCTCCTCATCTTCAATTTTTTGCTGCTTCGTACGCTCATAGTGCTTTGAACCAGAGCTCCGATTAACAGGAGTGGCAGCTTTTCCATGGATGACGACGGGATTCCAATCTTGATGATTCATATATCTAATGATTGTTTCTATTTTTTAAGAGTCTATCAAGTCTTGATTTCTCCTTATTCATAAATACAGTAAGTTCTGTAATGTCTCCTTCAATTAGAACCTGTCCGTGATGACTGTTTTTATATTTGGAAATCTGGTCAACTCTAACAAAATCAACTTTTGTCATCTTTTGGGGTGGAGCCTTACTGTGATGTACAGCTAAAACAGCGGCATCCCTCTTAGTCTCTTTAGGAACTACTTCACCTTCATGGCATATAACGACATGAGATCCTGGACATCCGGAAACGTGTAACCACCAATATTTTGGGTTACTCGCCATAGAAAGCTCATCATTCTCTTTAGCAGAATCACCAACTCGTATAGTAATAGAGTCCAGGGATTCATATGTCTTCATATATGTGATTTGATATATATGTTTAAGTACATTTTCTCTTCAGAAAATTTTCATACTCTATTGAACAGGCAAACGAACTAATAATATATTTAACACCATTCTTAATTTCACTACCTTGATGTAGATAGTTCCAAGTTGATGGAAAAAATAATATCTTACCAGTTTCCGGTTGAACTTCTCGTCCATTATAAAAACGAGTACTACCACCGTTTTTTGGGTCAACATCGTTTAAATAAATAATTATAGCTATAACACGTTTCCGTTCTCCTATTATGTCGTCTGTGTGTGGCCTAAAATAACAACCGGGTGTATATTTTTGGTAAATATGTTTGGTTGTAAGTAGACCAGGATAAAAATTATATCCTAAATATGAGAGTAAACGTTCTTTATCAGTTGTACGAAATATCTCTGGTCCTATGTATTCGTATATGTATTTGTTTAAATATTCACTAATAAAACTTTCAATTATTTTATTGGTAGTTTCCCAATATTTAGTGTCTATTTTATCATGATCTTTATTATAACCAAGACAAAAGTCAAATGTTTTTTTTGTTGTATCACTAATTTTACCACTATTAACTTTTCCGGGTTCCATAACATTTTCTTCTTCGAGTTTTTTTATGATATTCTTACATAGACTTGGTGGTATAGCATTCCTATACTCCTTTATAAAAGACATCTTAATATGTGTAAAACTAAAACTTTTAATATATTTACAAATTATTAGAATGCACGTAGTATTACAACCAAGTCCTTCAGTAGCGCACAAACTTAGAATAACTTTACCTAACCAAAGATCTATTGATTTCGGGGACAGGGGTGTTCAGCATTATATAGATCATGGAAATCCTAAACTTATGCGCGCACATCTCATCAGGAAGGGGGCTATCATTCCTAAGGAGCTGAGAATAGAAACTGATCCATACGAAATTCAACGCGAAATGTTAAAAATAAAAAGGAGTGATCAAGAAGATTGGGACGATTATTTCAGGGCCGACTACTGGGAAAGATGGCTTTTATGGTCTTACCCAACTCTAACTAAAGCTAAACTTTTTATGACCATGCAGAAAGGTATTCTCTTCATGCCCACAAAAGAAGACTTCTGGTACTGTAATGATAAATATTAAAGAAAATGTTAATATTAGTAATATGTTGTGTGTATATCAAGAACCCATAGTTATTAACAAGTTCTTACCCACAAGACAATGCGACCACATCATAAAAGAATGTAGTAAAAAATTAGAAATATCTAAAATAGGTTCAGATACTATAGATGAAACTATAAGAAAATCACATGGTACATATTTTTCTGACAACTCCATAACTATGTTAATTAATCAGAAGTGTTCATGTATTTTACATAAACACGAATTTAAACATGAACCATTACAGATAGTTCATTATACTAAAGGTGGTTTTTATAAACCACATTTTGATACCGGGAATTTTAATATACCCGGAGATCCAAAAAGATCTTATACTTTTATAATTGCACTAAATGATGATTACGATGGAGGTGAAACTTATTTTCCATATTTAAACAAATCTTTTAAACTTAAAAAGGGTGATTGTTTGTTTTTTCATAATTATAACACGGATGGTTCGGAGACTAAACTATCAATGCATGGTGGTAAAGAAGTTTTGAGTGGTGAAAAATGGATAGCAAATTTATGGATATGCAAAAATAATAATATATAAAGGTAGATGAGTTGTGCACTTGATAGCACCAAAGTTCAACAAGATGATGGATCTATGAGGGGGATTGAGATTATCCCCGAAGGTTGCCAGGCTGTAAGTGAAGATGTATGTGCATCTGGCTACATGGCCCCAGCCGGAAATGTGACTTTCCCAGTGAATAGCCTCAAACAGTGTTGTAAATGTAAAGAGGGTGAAGCTTGCCCTCTTTGTGCCAATCCCACAGCTTGTACAGAGGAGGAAAAGGAGGAGTTTGTCACAACGGGTGACTGTTTTGGTAACGCGATTGCCGAAACATCAGAAGATCAAAAATCCGCAGAAACCAAGACCGAAACCGACCCTACTACAATGTACACCCTAGCCGTTCTCCTCCTCCTACTTTTACTCATTTTAGCTGGATTTTACTTATTTTCCCGTTGATCCAAAACCATCGGATCCCCTCATCGTCTCTTCAAGAAGACCAATTTCCTTAATGAGAGGGGTCTCGCACCTCTCAAGTATGAGCTGCGCAATACGATCACCCTTCTTGATTTCAAAGTCTTCCACACCATGATTGAATAAGACGACTTTGATTTCACCGGTGTAGTCAGGATCAATGACACCTGCACCAACCTGAATACAGTGCTTAGCAGCTAGACCAGAACGCGGAGCGATACGGCCGTAGCAATCAGGTGGAATACGGAGAGCTATCCCAGTCCCAACAAGTGCGTTACCTGCCTGATGTGGTACAACAGTGTCAACAACGCTGTATAGATCGTATCCAACACTACCATCAGAACCGCGAGTTGGAATAATAGCATCGTAAGAGAGTTTCTTAACTCCTAGAGGCATTTCTACTTTAGATTAGTTTAATATCCTTAAGTCTGTTTGAGAACATCTCGGAGATATACCTCTATCAAGACGCGACTTAAGTACACTATAAATACCACAACACATGGTACCATATATAACTAAGGGTGTGGCTAAAATCAACAACCACATTATAATATTAGTGTATAATATAATATGACCAAGTTTAGACCTCTTAACGAGAATGCCAATGATCTTGTGAGAGGATATTTCATGAGGGATAGCGAGGGTGGTTATGCTCCAAAGAACTACAAAGTTAACACACGCGGTGGAGGTAACAATCTAATGAATAATTATTTAAAAGAGCAAAAAGCTATTAAGAATAAAAGTAAAAAGATCCGCGGTATTCAGGCGCTTCACACTCCTTCCATTATGATCAAAAAATCTACTAAAAAGAAGTAAGTGTCAAAGCTCTATACAGAGGTAATTGAACACCTGCAATATGTAAAACACCCTTCAAAAACTTTTGTTTGATATACAGAGAGTTATATATAAAACATCCAGTGGCTAAACAAGTCCACGTAAAGACGTATATATTTTGGACTTGAATATTTACAAATATCATCATGTAGACGTTACATATTATATCATACCATTTAACAACCTCACTTGTTGGTAACAATATATGATATAATATTCCGTTATTAACCACAATATAAGCTATTAATGATTCTGTACGTAGATAATGAACTACGTACGGAAGCAATCCGAGTACACGTATTTGCATGTTATTTTAACACTTTAAGTCTTTAAGTTCAGACTTGCCGGGGATCGAACCCGGAATGTTGGATTAGAAGTCCAAAGTGATATCCATTTCACTACAAGCCCATATATGCTGAGAGCGGGGTTCGAACCCGCGCGTGCATAGCACAGACGATCTTAAGTCGCCCTCCTTAGACCACTCGGACATCTCAGCTTTGGTGTGATGTGTACACCGAATTTTAGTTTACTGATTTCTTGGTGGAAGAGGTATAGCCTCATACTGTATTGTCGCGGGTTCCAAACTTCCTAAAAGATTTTCCAAAAGACCCCGTTGTTCTCGTATAGGTCTAGATATATTTTCAAATCTAGAAACTCTAGATCTTAGAAGTTCTCGCTTCATGTTAACTAGTTCCTGTTGTAAAGTTTCAACCTTTTCCAGAGCTTGTAAGTAATCATTTGTGAGATTAAGCAAATATACCTTTTGAGTTTCTCCACCTAGTGCGTATAGTCGTTTGATGTTATCACAGAGTTCGAGATAGGTACCCTCTGATAAACTATCTCTATTCTCATCCACCAACGACATTATGTTTCGTATAGGATCATCAGACGACATATTTATATTAAGTCCTAAATCTTTAAGCATTTAGGTGGTGGTTCAAATGCCAATTTTTCTTCCAATTCTTTGCGTTGTTTTATTTTTTTTATATCCGCTCCTTGACAGTCATGTACTTCTAGACGAAAACATTTCATACAGAATTGACCTTCACAGTATTTACAATCCATGGGAACACCACACTTTTTTTTACACTTGTCACACGGCATTTTAATATAACTTAGATAAAGATCTCGTTGTTAATTATTTCAGTAGATGTCTCTCACTTACGTTAAAACTTTTCCAATTCGGGCCAAACTTAATGAATATAATCATCTTAAAACTACTCTAAAGAAATCCACTTGTGGATATGGGTCTGCGCTATCCGCGTCTTATTTCATTACACAAGGTGCTGATCAGGGTGTCTCTGCGGCTCTAGGTGCTGTTGCATCCTATGTTTATGTTTCCCTACTCTCCGAGAGGGTTGACAATCTTGAAAAGGCGGCATTTCAAAAGGAGTTTTTGGCACCTTTGAGTGCCGCTGCTTTTGAAGTGACTTGGAATAACGCCCCATTTGCGTTTGACTTTGATTATGGAGCCACATTTGTTGGTTTCCTAGCCTATAAATTTGCACTCTCCACCGTTCTCTTTGAATCTGTCAAGGACATGATGATTGAAGATGGTGAAAGGGCTTACGACACAAGTGAGAAAGTTTACAATGATCTGTCTGATTGGGGTAAAGATCAGCATGGTGAAGTTGAGATTGAAACTTAAAGATTGTTATTGTTGTTTTGTAAATGTTATGTTGTTTCAATAAACGTATTCTATCTGCTGTAGACGATTCACTCCCTATTTTTGATTTAAGAAATTATAAAGGATATGCAAAAATAACAAGTGTATATGATGGAGACACATTCAACGCGGCTATCATTTTACATGGCCGCGTTTTAAAGTTTAAATTTCGTACACTTGGTTATGACTCACCCGAAATGAAGCCAAGCCTTGGTATGATAAATAGACATGATCATATTCATTATGCCAAACTTGCCCGAGATTTGTTTAAACAGGAGTGTGGTTTTGATGACCGCGCCCCTCATCAGGTGTGGAACCCCTTTATGTGTAGAAACAAAGTTAATGGGTGGATTTGGATAGAGTGTGATAAAATGGATAAATATGGGAGACCTCTTGTTACAGTTTATAGAAAGAGAGGAGATTCCGTTTCTGTAAACGATAAAATGATTAGTTCAGGGATTGTAAATGTGTATGATGGAAAGAAAAAGGCATCTTTTGATACCAAAACTATACATGTACAGATGTAATTTACGCAAAGACACGATAACCCGCAGCATTTAACTTGGAAAGTTCACGAGCAACCTTGACGACACGACGAGGAGACATAACTCCTTCCTCAACACGTATTTTAAGCTTATACTTAGCCTCTCTGTTGAGACCCTTCATAGCACTGATACGCTTGATGGCCTCCTTCTTAGTGATGGGCATCGCCTTCTTGGAAGGCTTGGGTTTGACCGGAGAATTAATCTTGACGGTCATAGCCTTCATGAAGTTAGTAGCAACCTTCTTGTCAAGGGCCTTCTTGTCAGCGCGCTTCTTGGCGGCAGCCATCTTCTTGGCAGCCGCTGGGTACATCTTGGCTAGGGGAACATTGTTCATGTTTTGGGGAGAGTTCTTGGCGCGCGCCTTGATGGCACCACAGAGCTCACCAACAGTCTTCTTCTCTGTGCTAATACCATACTTCTTGGCAACCTTCACCACCTCATCCTTCTTGTAGAGACGGCACTTGCGCCTACCGATCTTAAGATCACCCGCCTTGTCTACGGAAACGAGTACTGGAGTCATTGTTTGTTATTAGTGAAGAAAATTATTGATCTTTATTAAAAGGGAGATGGGTGTATTCATCTTCTATGTATATTTACTGTCACGTCTCAAGAGAAAACCCAAAGCTCCATGGATTTAAGAAAGGTCACGAATCCTCTGAATATAACCGTTGACGAGTAGTTCATCAATCTTTCGGGCAATGCTCTTGCCAATCCCCGGGACCTTCTTGGAACCTTGGGAAATCTCAGTGCCATTGGTCACCTCAAAGTCAAGGCCGCGAATGGATTCAGCCGCCTTACGATAGGCGCGAATCTTGTGAGGATCTCGAGAACCATGCTCATCAGCCTCCAGAGAAGCGAGCTTGTCAAGATGCCAAGCAATCTCCTCGTTGGTAGACACGGGGTTGGACTCAAGCTCAAAAGAGACCTTCTTGTTGGACGCAAGAAAATCGTCAATCTTTCGGGCAATGCTCTTGCCAATGCCCTTGACCTTCTTGGGACCTTGGGCAAGTTCATCACCATTGGTCACCTTGAAGTTCAGAGCTTCAATGGCACGAGCAGCCTTCTTGTAGGCCACAGACTTGAAGTAATCCTCTTCCTCGCGAGCCAGTTTGTCAAAGTGACGCACGAGGGGTGCATTCAGTTCGTCCACAAAGTAATCATCGTGGGTCTCATCAACCGCTGCGAGCTGCTCAAGTTTCTTGATCTTACCAGTCTCAAGGAACTCGTTGATCTTGGCAGCAATGCTCTTACCAATACCTGGAACCTTCTTGGGACCACGGGCAAGCTCGTCGCCATTGGTCACCTTGTAGGGAAGTTTGTAGACAGCGTAGGCTGCATCGTCGTAAGCCTTCTTCTTGTGCTCATCAGTCTCGTAGTCGGCGAGAGTGTCAAGAACGTCGGCCAGGTCCTTGTTATAGGACACGAAGAACTCATCATCATCAACATTGTTGGAGGAAACGGACTCAGACTCGTAGTCATTGGAGGCAACGGACTCAGAGTCAGAGTCATATTCATACTCATACTCAACAATTTTGAGTTGAAGGTCAATCTTGTCTTGTGTAAGGGATTCAACCTTGGCACGGAGATCCTTGTTCTCCTTCTCAAGCTTGGCAATGTAGGTGGCAATGGAAGCGGCGTTCATGGTCATGTTGAGTGTTTGTAGTGATATGTTTTTATATTGGTTTGCGACGACTTAGGTGTTTAAAGATTATATTTCTTTCGAAATAAGAATGTTAGCTCTTGCTAAACCTATACATACACAACACACTCGCGTTATTTTACCAAAGAATAAGAAACCTGTTCGTCGTCCCGTGCGTAATGTTAAAGTTCGTTCTGTTCTCCCCGATCAGGATTTCATCAACTACAGCCTTTTCCAACTCACTTCATGGGTTATGCCAATGACTATTGCTGGTCGTTTTATGAAGATGGAATATAAAGATATCGCTGTTGGACTCATCGCTTTGGGTATCACCAAAACACTTTTGGAAGCCGGTGGAATTATTCACTATTAAAGATTTCGCGGGAACTATGAAAAAGTGATGTTGCTTACAATAAAACCAACTTTTATTCGTCCACGTGTAACTTTACGCGCCAAAAAGCGTAATTCAGATGATTGCCCCAATCAGAGTTGGGATAAAGATGAGGTTGGTGGACGTGAAAGAATCCAGATAACCCCAGATCCAGAACCAGAACTTCATCCGGTAAAGAAATTTATAATGGATGTATTCAAAATCAAAGAGATTGATTATGAAGAGTTTCGTAAAAAAAGTAAATGGGCAATTCGTCCAAATAAAAAGGATTAAAAACAATGGGACAATACAACCTATACTATGGATCCAAGCAAGATTCCCAATGTTGTGAAGCAAATCCTTCAAGATCGTGAACTCCCAATGAACAAGAAGATGACAGCCTTCATGATGTTCATGCCCAAACTCCCTGAAGATCCCAAGCTTGACGTGATCATCAACGATAACCTTATGGTTGGTGAACAGATCAAGTCCCTTATTGACGAGGGAAAGATTGAACTTGGTGGATTTGACAAAGACTTTCGTTTAAAAGTGAAAGTGCTATAAAGATCTAACACGTAAAAATAACAATGAAAGAAGTGTTTATTCATGATGTTGTAACCCTCGGGTTTCTCATTCCTTTCTCTATTCTGTCTATGGCGGAAGTGTTTTTCCGTTATACAATTTATCCTCTATTTCTGACTCATGCAATCATATTTCATATGCTATTTGATCTTGCGTGGATACATTTTCAACCACGTATTCTCACATCTTTTCACTCTCTAATCAAACTACATCATCTCGTTGTTCTATCACTTCTTGTACACCCACTTCTAACACAGGTTGATTCTCGTTTTACAGCTATTGCTGGTATAATAGAAATTGATACATCTCTCTTACTTCTAAAACGACTTTTCAAAGGAAAGTATATACTTAGACAATTATACATGACTTCAAATCTAATACTTCGGGTATACTACGTAACTCTTCTCACTATGGTATATTGGTATTACCTACAATATGAAAACTTTTGGGTGAGACTTCATATTATGAGTGCACAGGCATTTATTAATCTTTTCAGTTATGCAATTTGTATCCTAACATACACAAAGGAATTCAAGAGGAAGTTAAACTGATCTCCTGTACCACTTATCGTACAAATTAGGAAATAATTCTTTTAGGGTTTTAAAATACTTATCAAGATGTTTCTTTTCCTCAATTTCCTCTTCTGTCAGTTTGTTACGATCAGGTAAAATACCCATCTCAATTCCATGCAACCAGTCCATTCGTTTACTAAAGTTTACAAAAACACGAAACGATAGAAGAGTTTCGTCTTTTATGTTTAGAACGCGTATTTCTTCGTGTATTCGTTCTAAATGAACCATTACTTCTTAGTATTAGCGGGTTTTTTATTAGTAGGCTTTGGTTTTGACTTTTTATTCTTCAAGTGTTTAGCCGTTCCTAGTGCAGCAGCGGTGCTGACCGCAGCTTTTGAAATGAGGGCTCCTGTACAAATGGGGCAAGGCATTTACAGTTACCTAAGGTTTTTGTCAGCTGTGTAATACGTCTTCCCTTTCATTACAAAACTATGCACCCTCGCGTAACCCCACGCTTGTGGAGAAGCCCCTGGACGATGTCCAGTTCTCCACGCAGCGAGACCCCTATTGTACACAGTTTGGAGAGTCTTCAGTGGGACCCCGGTAGCCTTAGAAATTTCTGGTAGAGACTTGACATTCTGGCCATACTTCTTTCTAAACTTTTGGGTGTAGGACGATGTGCGGGTCTTTATACCCTCATCAGTCTTAAAGTTTGTGTAGGTCTTTTTGAGCATCTTCTTGTAGCGGGTCTCCACATCTTTGAGGGTTTTGAGACCCCTAAAGTATTTTAGGGGTGCATAGATTGGACCCTTCGTTTTACGCAATTCACGAACCTTCTTAGATATCTCCTGATCTGTGAGGGTCATCTTACTTTTCCCTGAGATATTTTACAGCCACCTCAATACTTGGATACACTTTAGATCCAAACTTCACGCGACCAGTCTTTGGGTTGTAGTACCCCTTGTGACCATTGAAAAAAGCTCTGTGAATTTCACCCATATAAAAAATACAATATTATATTAATCAGCAAAATGGGTCTTTCGATTATTATGGGGAATATGTTTTCAGGTAAAACTTCGGAACTTATCAGACGACTTAAGCGCCTGAAAGTCATTGGCAAGAATATTCTCGTTGTCAATTCAGCCAAAGACACGAGGTCTCCCGATGAAGTTTTGAAGACACACGACAATGTTAAGTTTAATTGCCATAAAGTGTTTGACCTGTTTGACCTGATTCATACTAAAAACTTTGATGATGCGGATATTATAGCTATAGATGAAGCTCAATTTTTTCCTCGTCTTAAGAAGTTTGTAGAATATTGCCTTTACGAAGGCAAAGATGTAATCCTCGCCGGTCTAGATGCTGATTCATTTCAAAGAAAGTGGGGAGAAATTCTTGACTGTATTCCATTGGCTTGTGAAGTAACTAAACTTTCTGCCCTTTGTATGTTTTGTAACAACGGAAACCCCGGGCCATTTACAAAGAGAATTGTGGATAGTAAACAAATTGAACTCATAGGTGGAAGTGATATGTATAAAGCGGCGTGCCGTAAACACTTAGAACCTCTTGATATCTAAGATGAGAACGACTCTCCTCTGTACTCCTGTTTTGACGACACTGTGTATTCTTGCATGATCAAATAGAAAATCCTCACCCTCTTTGTGCTCATGTGGCCCCTTTTCGGTATAGAGTGTGCAATCACCACCACTCTCTATAGTGAGATGATACCGAAGCCATAGATTTGTTTCAGCGCGATGCGGTGCTATAGACATGGGTGCATCCATAACAGCAAACATAGCTGTATCGTGGCATACACATGGTATCTGTTTAATGAGACTTTTCAAAACTGGAAAGTCTTCCATCTTGTAATAGTAATAATTTGGATTCTTATCAAACCATGGATCAAGTTCATGGAAGAAGTGTTTCTTGACAGTCTTTGAAACTTCTTTAAACTCTTCCCTAATCTTTTCGTAATGTAGTTTTACAAGCCATAATCCCGGGTAATCTTTTGTGCGATATTCAGAACACCAGTCTATGAGATCTATCAATGTGTTTCTCATACCCACAAAGGGTCTCATTGGTGTTTGAAAGTATAACCTATCTATAGGTGCCTTCAGGTAATCGTAAAGTACCAGGGACATAGGCAACACCAGGAAGCGCCACATTAATTTCTTTGTATAAAATAAAAATGCCCGGTTACAGCGGAAAGCGAATGGAAAAGTACACTCCCGAACCTACTGATGATGTCAAGACTATTGAGCACCGTTTTGTGATGCCCAAGCTACCCCCTATCACCCTTGTTCAGTTCGTTCTTATTGGTCTCGTCCTTGCTCACTACTGGATGAACCGTAAGGTTAACAAGGCTGGTGTTGGCGCTGCCATACTCGCGATTGGTCTGCTCCACATGTATGATCACCTCTACCGTCTCAAGCGCGGTGATGAGCGTCTCTTCTTCTTCCCAGAAGCGAAGAAGGAGGGATACTGTGGTGCGTGCCGTAAGTAAGTATATAATTGAAATAAATCATAGTCACTCTACTTATATTTTATTCCTCGTAAAATATAAGAGACATGAATGTCAAAATTGTCAGAAGCCCCGATCGTAAAAAGAAGTTCAGGGCCATCCTCGGAGACGGTAGAACCGTTGACTTCGGGGCCAGTGGATACTCAGACTACACAAAACATAAAACACCTTCACGAATGCGTTCCTATGTTCTTAGGCACGGTGGAAGAGTTCCTAGACGTATTATTGCTGAGAGAGATCCAAAAAAAATTCAAACAATGATGCTAGATGTCAATTCCAGTGACAAGGAGGATTGGAAAATCAGTGGTATTGACGGCGCGGGATTTTGGTCGCGGTGGTATCTTTGGAGTTATCCAGACTTTGAAGGTGTGAAAAAGTTTATGTCAAAGAGGTTTGGAATTAAATTTGTAAACTAATAATAGATGTTTGGTCTAATCATCATTCCAATCGTATTTTTGATATTTTATCTCCTATTCAAATACAAAAGGGATCTAGGGATAAAAGACGAACCTCCACCCATAAATCCAAGCGCCCCAGGTGTCCACTACTACAAAGAGTGTGACTACATGGGAGAGCACAAACACACTGATCAGGAAACAACTGTGACGGATGACTTCAAGTCAGTCCGTATTATTGATGGTTTTGATGTGAGGGCTTACAGTACAGATGACATGGAAGTACTCCTCAACTCAGCACGAGGAAGTTCAACCACCATCAGATGTACACCCTTCAAAAGTATGGAAATTACTCGTGATTGATTAGGTCTTCAAATGTAATCAAATGTCCATTGTCAATGAGAGATGCAAACTTCATATCTTCGTCACTCATTGATTCAAAAGACAAACACGCTTCATAGTAGACACGTTTCAGATACATATCAACGTCGTCAAAATATTTCAAAAGTACGACAAGGTCTTCGTCGGACATACTATCAACCGCGTTATTGAACTTTCCATCATCAAACCAATATCTTTCGCCATTGGCTACGGTGTTGGCATGAACGATGAAGTCCTCACGAATAAACTCTTCAATGGGACAATCTGGACTGGTGCCAATCTCAACAGCTTTACAAGAACAGCTCATGAGAACGTGGAGACCCCCACTGATCTTTTTGATGAAGGCTTTCTTTTCAGATGCGATGATCATTTTGTTACTTGTAATATTGCATTACATTGCGGTACTTAGGTGGCGAGTCCTCTTCTTTTGAGATCGGCTCTAAGGTTGGCCATAAGTCTAGCGCGTGCATTGTTGATGACTGGTTTTGGTGGTACACGCATTGGAGGTGGAGGTGGAGGTGGAGGTGGAGGGGATGGGACTGCTACAGAGCGTCTCTGGCGGACGACTCTTGGAGCGTTAGATTCCGCTTCTCTGAGAACCATTTTACAAACCTTTATGAACTTTTTCGCGTCTCTAGCCTGATTTTCAAGGGTTGGCCCCGAAACACTTTTCTTTTTCTTGTCAAGTTTAGCTTGGAGTTCCTTTTTCGTCAGTTTAACACGTTTACCCTTAACATCTTTGGTTACCCTGAGACCCATCTTCTTGACTTTCTCTTTGAGATCCATTTAATATACACCAAGGAAATTATTGATATCTGACACCAGCTCTCGTTGCGGCATCATCAATTTCATCAACCATTTCCCAAGCTAACATACATTCTTCGGTGTTTGCGTCATAGTGTTCACAAATGGCGTGGGCAATATCAAGAGCCTCGTGAAGAATCATTTTTAAACGCATCTGTCTCGTTGTGAGTTTCTCCGGTTCGCGAAGTGTTGGAGCTTCATACATCTGTTGAAGAGCTACACGCCTAATTTCAGTTATTTTAAGTTTACGATGAAACTCGTCACTGTGTTGAGCTTTGCATCTCACGGTGGGTCTAGCAAGGAGGGACCTTATCATTACTATTTTAACGTTTCATGTCTTAAAGTTATAAATCAATATTAACACATGGAAGCCAACGCTGTAATTACAAAGGTATTACTCCCACGTATTAGACAGCTTGAACAGGAGGTTGCTGAGTTAAGAAAACAAACATGGCCGTATGTACAGGCGCAGAAGGAAGATATGGGTCTGCGAGATATGGAAGAACTCATAGATTTTTTTAAAGACTTGGATGACGAAACTATCTTGAAACTCTTGAGAATGAAGAGGAAATTCTCAAGAAATCCAGGACTACAGGGTAGGGAAGTGGATATTGTCATGTCTCTACGAAATGATTTTTGTTGACGTATAATAAATGTCTAGTTGGCAAATGGTAAACCCTGTCATTGATTTTGATGGCGAGGGTCCAGTTATGGAACCCACACAACTTGCTTCTCAGATATCTTCTCTCTGTTGTGCGTTGATGGTTATTTTCATGTCTATGAAAAGTCCTATCAAGACCCCGCCGGTACTCGCGATGATGGCGTGCTGCTGTTGCTGTTCCAGCTCCTCTACCATGAAACTCATAGATGATACTATGAATCGCTTCAGTGGTAAGAATACAGAAGAGTAATTTAGAAAAAGTCATCCGTTCTGTACAAGTTTACATTGAATGAACCAGTTTTACCAGTCACTGAGACTGATTCATTTCCATAAAACTCTTGGCACCCGATATCATCCATGCAGTCACGCGATTCGTGGCTTACTGGAAGTGGATAAAGATTTTCTCCACCGGTGGTTGTATAGTAGTGATAACGATCGCGACGACCCCTGACCTCCTTGCCGTAAAGGGGTAGGGTTTCATCACCTTCACCAATGAGGATTCCCATTTGCTGCATATGACCGGGTTTGTATTGCTTGATGGGGGGCTCCCTAAATTCGGGGCTACGAGGTCTCTCTTGGGACACCATGGGTCTAGGTGGTACGGGCATCATAGGAACTCCTACTGGAACTTCAACCACTTTTGGATTTTGGTACATGTAAAGTACGACGAGTACAAGCACGACAAGGGCACCCCATAGGAGTTGTGTCTTTGTCTTGTTCTTCATATACTATACTTAAGGAAAATCTTTCAGATAAAGACATGAAGGTACTGGCCATAGATATAGGCTACCATAACATGGGTCTTGTCACGGCTGAATGTGGAAAGGGTCCTCAGATTGAGATTAATTACGTAAAGAAGGTAAGTCTTGAAGATTACAAGTATATATACTCAAATGACATGGTTGACCTCGTTCCTTTATTTGTAGAAGACCACCAAGAAATATTTGACACAGCTGATACAATCCTCATAGAGAGGCAACCACCAGGTGGTTTTACGAATATTGAGATACTTCTACATTACATGTTCAAAGATAAAGTGGTTTTGGTTTCACCTGTGAGCATGCACACACATTTTGGTATGAGACATCTAAACTACGATGAAAGAAAAGAGAGGACTGTCAGTCTCGCTGAAAAATTTACCGATATTGACATTCCATATGAAAGAAAGCACGATATAGCCGACGCTGTATGTATGTTGTTGTACCACAACTTTAAGGTGTCTACTCACTTTTTTGACAGATTTAAATATTCACCTAAAGTATAAATGCCAACCGTGAAACAGATTCAGAGTGCGCGTAAAAAATTGAAGTCCACCCCCAAACCAAAGGGAAATAGCCCCAAGATACCAACAGCTGCCCTACTCCGTATCATCAAAGCGGATCCCAAAGTAAGTCGTAACAAGGAGTTCATGAAGCGTGTTCACGAACTCACGAAGAAGTAGACTTTTTCTTTTTTCTATCTTCTCTAAGAATCTCCAATGAATTCACCACCTTATCCAAAACCTGAGTCATAGTGTATGATCCGGGGTTGTTCATGTACTTTTTGAGCTGATCAATATTATGATCTAGAGAGTTCTTTTCCTTCTTGATCTGCTCATTGAGAATTTTCATACGTTCCTTAGTCTCTTTGATGACCTCTTCAAGTTCCTCCTTTTTAGTTTTAAAGTCCTCATCAAACTTTTGAGACATATCTTCAAGATATTGATATTGCTTAGTGAGCAACTCCCTCTTAACCGATGACTTGGCCACACCAATTCGTCTATCAATCTCATTCATCTCCTTTTCAATAATATCAATAGACTTCATATAATTTGCTTCCATTGCGAGTTTTTGATTCTCAATGTGTTCAAGGTTTTGTTCATGCTGAGAATATTCGCGACGAGTTTTACTCATGATTTACTGTTTATTGTTGTCACTAAATCTTTATATCACTTGGGAACCCTGCCAGCCATAAGATCTTTGAAATCATCTATAAACATATCAAACCTACCAAGACGATACTGTACCAAACCCCATAATGCAAAAAATACAGTCTTCGTCAGATTGTTAACGTCATTGTCCTCCATTTTGTATATGGGAGATACTACTCTGTGCATAAAAGTTTCCTCTTTTTGCTGACCTGTCACGTACATCTCAGCTTGGGTTAAAGCACATGTATCATCATTAACTGACCAATGATAGAACAAAAATGGGATAAGTATGGAGTAAAACTCTAGGTTACGCCTATCATTTGTGAATGGGATCACGAGAATGGCGATGAGAAAAACAAGATGAATCCAGAATATTATGTTCATCTATTATAGAATGAGTGAAGAAAATTTTGGGGGTATTACTCCCTCATCATTAAGAAAACAAGAACTCGATATCAGAGAAAAGAGTTGGAATGACCAACACGAATCCATATTGAGACAGTGGGGTGAGGCTGCTGGATGTTATAGGTACATGAACCACAAGGCCTATTTGATGTATAAGAAACTTTCTATGCAGTTTACTTTACCTGTGATTATTCTGTCAACCATAACTGGTACAGCGAACTTTGCCCAGGACCAGTTCCCCGAATCCATGAAAGCTTCGGTACCATCTATAATTGGAGGTTTGAACCTGGTTGCCGGCCTCATAGCCACTATTATGCAATTCCTCAAGATAAACGAATTAATGGAAAATCACAAAACTGCAGCTCTCTCATATGGTCTATTGTCTCGTAATATTCGTCTGATGTTAGCCTTACCAAGACGTGAACGTAGTGCGGATGGTTTAGACTTTGTAAACACGTGCAAGGCTGAATATGATCGTCTCATCGAACAATCACCAGCTGTACCAATCAGTATTCTAAACGAATTTGAAAAAGAGTATCCTCTGGACAATATATTCACGAAACCGGAGATCCTTGATGTTAGAGCTATTCCAAAATTAAAAGTTGCAAACGTAACCGAGTCTGTAACTAGGGGTGGTCCGTTTAGTAAATGGGGTGAATTGATCAAATCTAAAAGTGAGTACGACGAAAAGACTAAACTTTTAGAAGAGATGCATTCTGAAGAGGAAGAGGAAGAAGTTGAGGAAGAGGAAGAAGATGAAGAAGACGCTAAATCCGCGGTGTCTGAAGAACAGACAGACGTTGAGCGAGGTATACCAAAAGAATGAGCACGGCAATATTAGTTAAAGCCACTGACATAGCATATGGTAAAATTTTCCTTTTTAAAGGTTTTACGATACGTTCTTGTAGTGCGTCATTTTCAAGCACCAAATCTATGGCTTGATTAGTAAGGTCATCTATGGATTCCTTCATTAAAATAATTGAACAAAAAAAAGAAGAGCCTGTTACCACACTTCACACGAAACAGGTTGAGTTGTTGAAGAAATATGTTCAAGAAAGAAAGAATGTGTTCATATGTGGTTCATCGGGTGTAGGGAAGACGTACGTATTGAAGTCTGTACTGAATGACTATAATAGCGTAGAGATTGAAAAGGATCACTTAAAATCCAAATCACATTTTTTGACATTTATCAAGACTGCGCCAAAACATGCATACATAGAAGACTATGATTCCGATTACAAAGGACTCATTGAAAGAGTATCTGATGGTGACCGCGTATCTAGAGGCTCGCTTGTAGTTACATCTACAAATATGTGTATGTTCCCGGGGTTTGAAACTATATTTATACCCAAACACAAACCGGACAAGTTATTAACTTTAACAGCTGATAGATCATCTGTGGCTGAAAATGCGGCGTTGAGATGTAACGGGAACATCAGAGACTTCTTTTCATATCTGAAAGGTTTTGACGAGAAGGATGTCTTTAAAACTCCCAAAGAGTACATTAAGGATATTCTCAGTGATCCAGATCCTATAGGTATTCCAGACTCGGTTCATGAACACGGTCATGTTTGGGATATATTTCAAGAAAACTATCTAGATTCCAAAGGTGCGGATGTTGTAAAGATATCAGATGCATTTTGTGAAGCTGATGTTTATGACTCACATATGTACACGACGGGTGAGTGGAATTTAATGCCCTATTTTGTACTTAATGCTCTAGTAATCCCAAAATCCTATTTGGGAACAGCCCTAGAAAAGGATAAAATTAGACCGGGGAGTTGTTGGACTAAATATGGAAACTTTAAGATGAGAGATCAAAAGTACAAGGAAATTCAGAAGAGGAATGGTCACAACTTGTGTATAGAGGATTTGTGCCTTATAAAGAAGTATGCAGAAAATGGAGACTTGCAGCCTATGTTAGATTATGGTCTCACACCACAAGATTTTGATGTGATGAATCATTTGGCTGTAGGAAGTAAGTTAAAACAAAGAGACGTGACAAGAGTAAAGAAAGCATTGAAAAATGCCTATGAACAAAGAAAAGGTTGATGACGACGAAGATACCCTTGATTGTGTCAAGACTATCGGAAACGAAATTCACTTTTATGGTGAGATCAGTCAAGAAAATACCCTAGAGTTCGTAGAGGCTTTCAAGAAGTTGGAAATTCAACTTCTCAAACACAAAGCCGATCTCATTGGTTATGAACCCAAAATTAGGGTTCATATCATGAGTGAGGGTGGTGATGTATATGCAGGCTTCGCTCTAAAGAACATTCTAGAAAAGTCTAGAGTCAAGGTTATCACCGTAGCCCAAGGTGCGTGTTGCTCCGCGGCCACTTTCATGTTTTTGGGTGGTTCAGAACGTAGAATGGGCGCTAATGCATACCTTCTGATTCACCAGATTTCCACAGAGATTTGGGGAGAGTACAGAGACCTCAAGCATGAGATGAAGAATTGTGATAAGCTCATGAAGGACCTCAAAAAGATGTATATGGAGAAGACTGATATTCCGGATAGGAAATTTAAGAAATTGATGAAGAAAGACCTCTATTTGTCGGCATCAAAGTGTCTAAAGTATAAGATCGCTCACGCTCTTGACTAATGACGACATACCTTCTATAGAGACCCAAAATACACAAAATTATAAAAAGTATTGCAAACGTATTTGCATTCATAGGCACGTTTGTGCGTTCTGGTGGCCTAAGTCGCTCCATTCTACCATAATTTACAACTGGAAGTGAAGACATCTATTTAAAGTTGAGAAATTATTCAAACGTATAATGGAACGCCTTATCCGCAAAGACAAGAACGATCGTGAACGTTTTACCGACATTCACGTGGAAGATCTCGGTGACGGAACTGCTGACATTGTGAAGACGAGTGGTATGGTTGGTAGTGACAAAGTTACCGTCTCGCGCACAAATGTGAAGACTGGTTACGAGAAGGCTCTCGCTCGCGCCCAAACAATGTGGAACAACGAGAATACGAAGGGTACCCAAATCCTTCCTATGTTGGCCAACAAATGGGAAGATCGCCAAAAGTACATTTCCACCCCTTTCTATGTTCAACCCAAATTGGATGGGGTCCGACTCTTGGTGTCCAAAGATGGTTGCTTCTCGCGAACTGGTAAGCCGGTTTCAGGGGTTGAACATCTTTCCAAAGGACTTAAGAAGGGAGAATGGTTGGATGGAGAATGCTATGACCCAGATATGTCGTTTGAAGATATCACAAGTGCTTTCAAGACTAATCCCACAAGCTTGAAGTTTTATGTGTTTGACTATTTTGACATGAATCAACCAGACCTCCCTTTCACAGAGAGAATGAAAAGGGTCACAGTTGAAACCCAACTTGTTCATAACAAATCTGATGTCAAAAAGTATCACGACAAGTTTGTTGAGCAGGGACATGAAGGTGTCATGATCAGGGATTCCAAGAGCACCTACGAAGTTGGAAAACGAAGCAACTACCTCCTCAAATACAAGGAATTTCAGACCGAGGAATATGAAATTGTTGGTGCCAAGACTGGTCACGGTAGAGATGCAGACGCCGTTGTTTGGGTATGCAAGAATAAGGATGGTCATGAGTTTACCGTGAGACCTGAGGGTACGATTGCTCAACGCGAAGAGCACTACAAGAACTATAAGAAATATCTAGGAAAGATGCTCACAGTTCGTTTCCAAAACCTCACGGCTCTCGGTGTACCCAGATTCCCAGTGGGTGTGTGTATTAGAGATTACGAATAATATTAGAATAAATAAATGAACACCAAAATTGCCATAGATGTAGATGAAGTCCTTGTACACTTATTGAAACCTATGGCTAAGAGGAGGGGGGTGAAGTTACCTAAAAACAAAAAATACAACTACCTTTATAGAGAAGTTTTTAATTGCACAGAAGAAGAATCTCAAAAGATACTTCACGATTTTTACATGTCAGACGAATTTCGTAATTTGAAACCCATTGAGGGGTCTCAAATGGCCATGCAAAATCTAAAAATGGTGTTTGATAAAATGTACATAGTTACGGGAAGACAGGAAATTGTCAGAGAACCAACCGAACTTTGGATTGAACATTTCTATCCAGGTATATTTGATGATGTCATCCTAACAAATAGTTTTACAGAGAATGAAATCAAAAAAGTAGATGTGTGTCGCGCCCTAGGTATTGGTTGTATCATTGATGATAGCATTGGAACGTGTAACGAGTGTATGGAAGCTGGTATAGACGCCATAAACTTTGTAGGTGAGGATGTGTATCCATGGTGTGAAGAGAGTGACATCAGTCTTCGTCGTTGGTGTAAAGAATCTCAAACTTTGTTTGGTGTGTAATATTCAATGTAAAGAATGACACGATCTTCTTTAGACTTATTTTCCGCCCAATGTGAGAATCTGGCATTCATTATGATATGTTTGCCATCTTCTTCCTTCACATCACCTAATGTATAATGATGGAGGTAACAATCATCTGGGCATTGTAATCCAAGATGGTACGTAAACTTATATTCAGGACCGACGCGATCCGTGTGTTCTTTTAAACGGACGCCACTTTTCATGAGAGCAAAACCGGCTATACGAATACCTGGTATCTGAGAAAGTAATTTATGTGTTTCTGGACATTTAAAACAGTTGCCCAACACGGGTTTACTTTCCCAGATGATAGGCCAACTGATCCATTCATTTTGTACGTGTGTTTGTCCACCCTTGAGCCAACCAAATTTACCAGAACTATAATCCGAAACAATCTTACGAAGAATATCGGAACCTTCCCATTCACCAGTAGGTCTGGGTTCTTCACTTATGAAGACGTCTCTGGGTAAAGCATCCAACTCGGCGCGTATAACTTTCCAATGTTCCTTGAGCTCTTTAAGATGCATTTAATCTATAGAGGTACAATTTTTTAACTTTCTCTGTGTGTATATTTCGAAAAGTTCTTTGTGATGAAATCATTTGCAATGTTTCCTATAAAGTTCATCGGTCTCAATATATCACAAATTAAGATTACCCTGTGTTTATCGGTGTTATTCTCAACGTAATGAAGATAAGAATCATCCAACAAGACGACCTCTCCATCTCTCCAACTATAGTTTTTACCATCTATATTTATAAAGCAGTCGTCACTGTTTGGTGTGATTAAACCCATGTGTAATCTTATACAGCCACGATATGGACCTGTATGAGCTTTAATTTTAGCACCAGGTTTTAGAACAGAAAACATAGCCATCTTAATATTTGGCATACTTTCTATCAAAGCTGTACTCTTTGAGCACATCCGTTTACCTGTGGGATCTGTCTTGTTGAACCATGATAGATAAAGACGTGTCCATTCCGGTTCAGTTTCTATAAGAGTGTAGTAAAACATGTCATTTTTTATAGTTTTAAAGGTTTTGTATATGTCCCTCACTTCATCCCTAAATATTTCAAAGTTGTTCCAAATGACAAGAGCTTCGTTTAATATGAAGATATCTCTGTATAATGGTTTTACCGATACCTTGGATGTCAATGCAAACACTCTATTGAAAAACAATAGTAGTGTCCTCATGAGAAGTATTGTCCTAACATCTGACATTAAAATGAGATGACATTATTTCACAAAAATAATATCGCGTAATTGTAGATGAAGCACTTTTACGCCATACTTTTTTCAGTTATTTTGGGATATGCATATTACGAGATGATGGAAGCTTCTTTACCTACAGAGACTAACTGTAGCTACATGGCTTCACCTATGACGGATCTCCTCGCGTTTTTATGGGGTTTTGTACTCATGGGCTACGGTGTGAGATATGACAATGCCGTGTTGACCCTATTGGGTTGCACGATTATCGTTGAACATATTTTCCAACTTAAGAGAAAAGTATAATGTTCGCCCTCCTCTGTAAACCTATAGCTGTTCCAGTTCCAAACTCAAATCCAGTTCTCAGAGCGAATGATTGTCGTATAGCGTATGTCACACCATCTCAAACACAAGAGGGTAAACTTGAAATTGAGATACTGGATGCACCACCGATTACAATTGGTCCAGATGAGGTTAGAAAAATGGATTCGTGAGATTAATAAGTTTGCCACCATCTTTAGTCTTCATGAAAATAACTTCGTCACACTCACCTCCCTTCATGGTGAGTTCAGCCTCACCACATTCAGTTCCAGGCAATTTATGTCTATCACATGCAACTTGAGTCTTCATAGTGATATTCATGTTCTGACTGTATCCTATGAAGGTTCTATCAACCTCCCCATCTTTATTTTTAGCTTCAACGATGGCTTTCCAGGAATAAGGTCCAAATTTCCATTCATTAGGGGAATCTACGGGTGGTGGTGGAGCATCCAAACTCGTAGCCCTTCTCCTACCACCTAGACGTCGTTTTATTGAGACGACTGGTTGGAATAGAAGCTTTGTAATGGCTATCATTTACTTTCATTACATTCATAGTTTTAAGTTATTTTTACTAATTGGGTTTACCAATAAGTAAAAATAAGGAATGCACCAAAGGAGGTTTGAACTCCTGGCCTTGCGCTTACTAAACGCACGCTCTACCACTGAGCTATTGGTGCTTTGAGTTTCTCTCTCAACCGGGTTCGAACCGATGACCTCACGATTAACAGTCGCGCGCTCTACCAACTGAGCTATGAGAGAATGGTCCTTCCTACCTGATTTGAACAGGTGACCATTGGAACTACAGTCCACTGCTCTACCAACTGAGCTAAGGAAGGATAAAAGCTCCCACGTGGATTCGAACCACGGGCGGTGGATTCAAAGTCCACAGTGTTGACCAACTACACTATAGGAGCAGATATATTAGTAGTTGGTGTTTTTTCTTTAAGCTCATTTACATATTTAAACCCAATTAACGTTATTGAAAAAAGTCCGGCAGATGTATTAGCTATGATCATCGGTATGACTTTATAGTACACAGAATATATAAGACCCATGACACTTGCTAACATATTAATGTTAAGAAAATTGTAATCAATTGCATTAGTATCCTTCTCTTTATATACATGGTGTACTTGGGGTACGAACATTATGGATATGAGTATGGAACTTGTCAGTCCAATACCGTCAATGACGTTCATCTTAGTGTGAACTATTTTCTAATGTTTAAGTAGGTATGTCACCACTTCTCATTGTAATACTCATATTGGTACTGGTGTTAGTTTACTACAACAGAACCGTGGTCAAAACAGAACAGTATGACTATGACTGTTTCCTTCTAACTCTACCAGAATCAACGAGGAGACAAGAAAAGTTTTTCAGAAGTCACAACAAAGATATTCCAATTGAAGTTGTCTATGGAGTGAATACAAAGAATGTGAAAAAGGCTCGTGAATATGAACACATCATAGACGGTGAATATTTTGAAAAGGCCATAGAGATGCACTATGATCCATCCGTGAAACGCCCAGATATAACGTACTTCAACCTTGGTGCAATTGGTGCGTATATGGGTCACATCAACATCATGAAAAAGTGTATTGATAGTGGTGTCAAGTATGCTCTCATTTTTGAAGACAATGTGATTGTAAAGAAAAACAAAATGTACGACGAAGTTCAAAAAGTCATAGATACGTTAGGAGATAATTTTGAAATGTGTTTCTTCCACTGCTTGTCTAGAAAACCTGTGGAGATAAATGGAAATTTAGAAAAGGTGTGTTGGATTTCTAGCATGAAGTGTTATCTCATCAACGTGAAAAACATGGAAAAGTACATGAAGTATTATTTCCCAATAGATAACCATGTGGACAATAAAACCGAAGACCTAATCGCGAAGGGTGCCCGTGTTTATTACAAGGACCTACGAAGATGCATGAAAGTTGATAGAAGTGGTCCAAGTACAATCGGTCACAGTGATCATGGTAGGAAAGAGTATTTCTCTAGACAAAATCCAAGTTTGACACCTAGAGACATCAAGTTCGGGTACTAATATACACGGGCCTCTCGGTCTTTATTATGGAGAGACCCAAACTCAAAACAGTTTTGGCCAACCACGATTTCACGAAGATAGTACTGTAATCAACGTATTTTCTTGAATTTGGGCGATGACGGTCAAGGACCTCCTTCATAGAGAGGACTTTCCCAAGTGAAACCTTTCTACATTCTGTGACATCTATGACAAATTGAACGGGTTTTTTGTAAGACCAGGCATGGGTAAACATAGAATCCAAATCCTGGGGTTTCGTAGTGTCCCTAATTTTGATGTTATATTGGAGGGTCATTTTTATAAACACACAAAAAATGTTTATAAAAATGATCCAAACGGGGCTCGAACCCGTGACCTTGGCGTGCCTTATGCGAGTTTGACCTCACTAGTGTATACTTTGTATAAGCACCACGCTCTAACCAACTGAGCTATTGGATCAAAACTCGTAAACCGTAACTGTAAATCGTCCTCGCTGTTCTACAGTGGGTTCTAGAAAGAGTTCTCGTAATATAGCTTTTCCACGCTCTGTACCTTTAAGCAACTTCATCTGTTTATCAATTATAGCCTCTGATCTAAACATAATATTTGAAGTTTCGAAATATTCAACACCGTCAGTAGTAACTATAGTGACTGTGTTTGGTGGTGACGTTTGAGCTCCAATAAACTTTGGATCTTTGTAATTCTCTCTAAACATCACCTATCCTATGTTGAGAAAATCCTCAAAACGAACAATATTTGTCGCACCCTTGATGAAATTACGGTGATCTTGAGAATGTTGGAAGGCAACTACGGCCATTTGGTGGGACAAAATCGTATCATAAAAGCATGGTTCAACATCACGAATTGAGAATCCAGGTTTCATAATTTTTACTTCAGTATCCACCTCATCATCTAGAAATTTGATAATGTCTTCGTAGTTACACGACTCAGAGATGATAACAGTCGCGTATCCACTCACTTCATAGTTATTTTTAATTTGATGCATCTTAATTTTGTTGACCGTTTCTGGTGTCACAATGTCTGTAACTTTAGAGTAACGCGCATACGTTGCCTGCGTCGCGAGGCCGGTCACATTGAGACCTGGGGCCTCAACAAACACAATGGAATTGGTAGTCGTAGCCTCCACGTATGCATGGTCAATATATTTGGCAAACTCTTGCACGGCTGTTTGAAATCCCAGGGACTCAATACCGGGAATGTCATTGAAGATTGTCTTGGCAATACCCACGATATTCGTCTCAATCCTATCATCTAGTGCAAGTTGCTTAGCGCCTTTCATAGACTCGTTACCGCAAATACAATAGAGTTTATCAAGATCGCGAAGATTCTTAACAGCCCTATCCATGTCAATTTTATCACATGAAACTCTAAGCACAGAGCCCGGCCCCTCCTGATTTTGTTTACTATCCAAATCTACGCGCATCTTATTATTCACACCCCTGAATCCCTCGTTTATACCAATAACACGGTTGTCACGGGCACTTTCAAGACGAGTAAGAGTGTGGATAATATTGTTGACACCCGGACATACACCGCCAGCTGTAAGAATTCCAACCTTCATTTATCTATTTACGGATGTTATTTTTAATTAGGTAAATACCCAAAATAATGCAACCCAAAAAACAAATGACGCTAATGTAATCATAAGCCTTCTTTATGTTATCGTATCCAGGTTGAACCTGTTTATCTATACCAGATGGTTTGACTATCAGATTATCCAGTAAAAAATATGCACTACCCCAACCCTCTTTGGCGTTTTCAGTCTCTACAATTTTTTGATAAGCCAATGGGAACTTGTAAGTATATTTTGAAAGATGTCTATTTGTTTCAAAATCAGAGTGTCCCATCATGAAGTCGTGGTCTACCGCATACTTCATAAACTTATCATTGTACACATCTGCATGTGAAGCTGAGTTGTACATTAGCAGTTGGTGTGTTTTACCAGCAATTACATCCGTTGGAAGTGGGAAACCAAATGTAGTTCCTAAATTGTATATGTCTGGATTTTTCTCTATGAAAAACGTGTTCAAATCTTCAACAATCTCTGGATCTCTGATACGCTCATCAAACTCACAATCATCTTCTAAAACAAGTATCCTTTTGTAGCCTCTTTCAAGTGCGTGCTTAAATGCAGTCTTGTATGCATCTTCTAAATCAATATTGGGTTTGTTCTTCCGCAACGTTTTGTCACACTTCTTGTAACCAAAATTATACTGAAAAATGACTTTGGACGTTGGTTCAGCTTTCATGATGTGCTGATATATTTGATGTTCCCTTGGAGAGTCATGCATGATGAGGACATATGTACAGTCTATACTAGGATCCAAGTTACCTTTTGGAAGTTGGTAGTCTCTGTAATAATAACAGCTGTCCATTACAATAGTTGAGAAAATTACTCCTCAGGTTCAACAACCTTGAGTTCATATTTGTTTTCACCACCATACACAATTTTCTTGTAGAGTTTCTTCATAAACTCGGGCATGTTGTTACCATTCGCTGTAACATCAGAGATGCCAGGTAAAAAGCAGGACACGCGTCTGTAAAAGAGGGTGTTCTTGTCAGATACGTCTTTAGACGCATCACCAACCCGGTAATACTGTTTATTGAACTCCCCAATGTTTTCCAAATCATCTTTGTGAGTCACCTTCATCTGAATCCTCTTATTGTCATTCTTTGCATTGATGGCACCGGAGTGTATCAGGTTTGCATCAAAGAGAATAGCTTGCCCAGGTTCACATCCAACACTCTTGATTGACTTTGTAATGTAAATCTTGTTTCTCTCTTTGTGAGACTTGGGAATCACATCTAGGCATGACTTCATCTCTTCCAAAAAGAAAATGATCGTATAGGAAGGGTGTTTCATTTTGGGGTTAAATATAGTCCCATTTTCATCGCGATGACACGTAGACACACTGGATTTTTCTATAGAGAAGATGTAATCAGAGAACACGTAGTCTTCACCTAAAATTGTTTGAAGTTTCTTTAGGACCCCTGGATGCTCATGGATAAACTTTTTAGCTTCCAAGTATTTCTTTGAGTCAATTAGACCTAATATGTAATTGATCTCACTCTCATTGAAGACATCAAAGACGTGGAATCCACTATCAACAACTTCCTCTGTCTGAATAAAGTGAACATGATTGGTTGTGGTCATGTACATAAAGACTATTAGTAAAATCAGTAACAATATGTATCTCATTTTACTTATAGTAATATTAATATTTTAAACACTCTCCATTCTGTGGAGCTCATCTCTTGAACCGTTGTCGTGACTCTTACGTCTTATCGTATTAAATGCACCCAACCACCTTTTAACACTAGTCTGTGAAGCAATTTGAGAGTTTGTTTCATCACTTACAATTATACTGAGTCCATTACACACATCTGGTTTGTTAACGCGTTCTGGAAATTCTATATTGAACGCCTGTATAGAAATTGAAGGTATATCCGGTGCATCGTCTAAAAGACGGTCATATTCCTCTCTACATTTCTTAACAAAATCTATCACACATGTACGATCCACTGTATCTAACGAGAGTTCCATGTCTATGTTTCTATAGTATTTTGAATATTGTACACACATTAGGGAATGTGCATCTGCTAGTGTTGAACTCTGACTGAACTTTGCTATACTTGTAAGGATGCCAGCTAAAACGTTGAGAAACGCAAAAAAGTACTGAATGATCATGATTTTGTTTTTGGTATCATTAGATACATCTTCATTACCACTTGGATTAAGGACAGCAAAGCCACCAACACCTGTTATTGAGGCTATAACAATACTTGGGTATGCCAACCAGTCATTTTGTTTTTTGTAGTGTAAACGTGCGTGATTATGTAGCCACCTATATCCGGCAGCGCGTTCAGCCCAAGACTTGAGAAGCTTTTCTTGCTTCTCACACCAATGATGAGTTTCCTTCTGGGCTTCCATTATGTTAGACGGATACTTTTTTTGCACACTCTCGGGCAAGTTTATCAACCTCCTCATTTAGAGGATTTCCATTATGGGCTTTGATCCATTTAAATTGAACTTCCCTTAATTTACCCCGAAGTGTATCAATTTCAATCCAAAGTTCTTTGTTCTTCACATCATCACCCGATGAAGTCTTCCATCCATTCCTCTTCCAATTATGAACCCATTGGGTGATACCCTGTTTAACATAGTTGCTATCCGTGTAAACACAGACTTCAGGGTACCCCCTTTTTAGACACTCTTCCAAAGCTTTGACAATTGCAGTCATCTCCATCCGATTATTTGTTGTATTAGATTGTCCATCACATAACTTAAAATCATTACTGACCACACCCCAACCACCAGGTCCAGGATTTCCCAAACAGCTCCCGTCAGTGTAAACATCGTAGTACATACTTTGATATTGAAGTATTTTTCTAAGTAAATGTTATATAATGAGAGATATCGCACCCTTCTTAATGTTAATTTGCTTGTTGTGTCTCTGCTCTTCATCTGTAAGGGCGGCGGGTAGTATTCCCACCACTCCAATGGCTTCTATGACGAGTAGTTTTACACTCCTAGGTACACTAATGAGAATGACTACGGGTGGGTTGTTTTAAATATTCAGAAGCCTTCTTTGGTGTTTTACATATAGTGTCACCACAGTGGTCCCTGTTTTGATACACAGAATTGATTGAGGCTGCTACTTCAGTACATGTCTTTAGGGACCATCGTCCCAATTTGGGTTTTTCCGTTTTCAATAGACTTTCCAAGAGTGTCTTGAAAATCATCGTTCTTATAGTAATGAAGGTTGTACTCTCTAAACCTCATACATTTGTATCCAGGAAAAAGAGAATCAAACTACCTCGTAAAGTTGTCCACAAATTAAAAGAAGTGAGTCGTCTATCCTATGTTAATCAATGGGAATACGCGGGTAAAATTGAGGACACCAAAGTGACGTATGTCACATCTAAAAGTCGTTGTTCAGTGAAATCCAAAGAGATTGAACAGATATGGTACTCAGAAATAGGTTTTCACACGCACCCAGGTTTGGGTGAAGAGTACGAAAGTATAACAGAAAACACACCAATATATGTAACTCTTCCAAGTTCCCAAGATTTTGAAGCTTACATAAAAGGTTTTCCAGAGATGCAGTGTAATATATTATGTGATGCACATGGTTACTACGTGATTGACATCATTAAATCGGTTGACTATAATGCTCTTCCATTACCTGAAGCAGTTGACAGATACATGTCACGGGCGCGTAGTACACCATTTATGCGCATTAATGTATTCTCCGATGATGGTCTAGAGTTCTTTCACACAACCTTAAAAAATTGGAAGAGACAAATTAATTCAGATATCCACAGAGACATGATGCATCAATTTGGAATTTCTATACGTTACTATGGATACGAAGACGAACCCCCTGTCATAACTATCACTGAAGTTTAAATCATTTTTAAAAATTACGATTAATAATTTTTAAATATGAAATGTTATTTAATACTAATTACTAAAATACTTCGTATGAGTATTTAGTTGGAGAAGGCAAGACCACCCATACCGGACTGGATGCGGAGGACGTTGTAGTTAACCGCGAACATGTGCATGGTGGTGGAGGCAACACCGGTTGGGATGGTGACCGCGACCTGGGCGTTGTCAATGCGGGAGAAGTTGCAGGTGCCAGTTGGCTGGTGCTCCTCAGGCTTGAGCGCGAAGGAGTACGAGTACACACCTGGGTATGGGCAGCCAGAGTGGTGGTTGTAGGCCTGGACCTGGTTGAAGTACTTACCCTTCTGGGCCTTGAAGCGATCTTGGCCGTTAAGGATGAGCTTGAAGTCGGTGAGTGGACCGGCGTGCTCCTCAGTGAAGGCAGCCGCGGAGCCGTCCTCGCCGCACGCGACAAGAGGAACACCCGCCGCGAAAGTGGTTGGGACATAGCAGTTGCCGGAGAGCTCAACGAAGGCGTTGGACTCAAGGACAATCTCGGAGGCACCTGGGTACTTGGTGAAGTTCCAGAGAGAGGTGGCAACGTTCGCGGACGCAGGGTCGTTGAAGCACCACACGAGCTCCTTGACTGGGTGGTTGTAAGAGAGGCGCTTGTTGGAGGTGGTACCCGCGGTCACGGTGTCAGAACCAGTGTGCTGAACCTGCTCGATGAGGTACTCGTGACCCTTCTGGGCAAATCGCCTACGCTCCTCAGTGTCAAGGTAGACGTAGTTGGCCCAGACCTTGAAGGTGTCGGTGTTGAGGTAGGTGGAGAAGGTGTCCATAAGATCGAAATCAATACGGACCTCGTGGTACTGTAGGGCAATTAGTGGGAGGAAAAGACCGGGATTGCGGTTAAAGAAGAAAATGAGTGGGAGGTAGACAGTGTTACCGGTAGTGGCAGTAGTCATCTTACCCCAGTTAGCCTTCTTGGACTCATCGAGGTAAAGCTCGGAGTAGAGACGCCACCAGCGCTGGTAGGTCTTGTCAATGCGCTGACCACCGATCGATAATTCGGCAGACGCGATCGCGCGCTCAGCCACCCAGTTGGCATCATCACCATCGGCGGAGCGGGAGTTAGCCGCGGCCGACTTGAGCTCAACGTACATGTCACCGACAAGATCACCGTTGCGGGCAACAGTCACGGAGACGCGACCGGAGGGGGCGGCAGTACCGTTGACGGTCTGCTCGATGTTCTCCATCGCGAAGTTAGTGTGGCGCTTATAGACCGCCTGGAAGAAAGTAACCTTAGGGTTACCAGTGAGGTACACATCTTGCGCACCGTAAGCGACGAGTTGCATGAGACCACCGGCCATTGTGAGAGTTTTTGTACTATAAGCAGAGAAAAAAATTTCAGCTCCCAAACACGCGGCATTTTTGATTTCGAATTTTCTCAGTCTAGGTTAAAATGTCGTCACGTCCTGAAGAGGAAGAACCTAATGAAGAAATTGAGGAGGGTGAGATTGTTACAGACGAGGAAGAGGAAGAGGAGATTGTTCTCACTGACGATGAGTATGACATCAACGATGATGATGAGGACGAGGATAACATGGATATCGCTGGTCTCATGACTTCCCTCCTCGCGACCCCAGATGGGGATACTGTCTGCTCTGCGCTAGTCAATCTCTGTTACCAACTTGAGACCCAAAATAAGATCTTAATTAAAATGCTTGCTCGGATGCAACCCCCAAAATCGGCTTAGAAAGAAAAATCGTAGTGTAATAAATTAGAATGGAGCATACCCATTTCATTGATAAGGATCCAAATAAGTATGAAGCCCTTATTGAACTTCAGAAAGAGCACATCCAGTCAATGAAAGAAGAACAGGTACATACCACTATTGACAAATTTGAACAGGCGTGGTCTCTAAAGACGAACGACTTTAGGAATGCCCGTGAGCTGGGTTACCGCCAGTTTGTGCACCCGGAAAATTTTGACGAGCATGGAAACCCCAACCCAAGTCAAATTGATATCCTAGCTATCAAGGGTATTCGGGACAAACAGAGAACCTTCCTGATTAACCTGAAGAACCACGCTAGAGATCTTAAAATTCATAAGAAAGAACCCAATGACGATGGTATGACTGTTGTGAGACGGATTAACAATGTGTTGAAGCAGTTGAGTGATGGCTATGAAAATATTAGGCGTCACTACACATCCTTTGAGCGTGTAGATAATCCAACCGCTCTCCCACAATTTAGTACTTCCGGCGATCCCTCTACAATGGATGAGGAAGAGGTTGAAAGCTCAACTCCTTATCAAAAATGTCTACTGTATTCCCTCGATCAGACCTACAAAGCTGGCTATCGCCGATACAAGGGACAGTGTTGTGAGGAAATCAGAACTATTGAGGGGTACCGGACCCGTGCATGGCAGCCAAAGTTTACTATCGAGCAGTTTGTGTACTCCCTTTCACAAAAAGATGACGACTTTGCTATGTGGAAGAACTTCACAAGCCGTGGTACCATCTACAGGGATGTTGTTGATAACATGAACAAATGTGTTGACGCTCAGTTTCCTGAGATTACTAAGCGTCGCCATGTTTGGAGCTTCAGAAACGGTGTATTTGTAGGCAAAGAATGGCTTCCCGATCAAGGGGTGTACGACTGCCGTTTTTACCCATACGAGAGCACCGAGTTCAGGTGCTTGGACCCAACTATTATTGCTTGCAAGTATTTTGACCAGAAGTTTGACGACTTTTCTCATGTAGAAAAGTGGCAAGACATTCCCACGCCTTTTTTTGATTCTGTTTTGGAATATCAGAAGTTTGACAAGGAAGTGTGTAACTGGGCCTATGTGATGGGTGGTCGCCTCTGCTTTGATGTGGGTGAGTTGGATGCCTGGCAAGTGATTCCATTCTTCAAGGGTATCGCGCGATCTGGTAAGTCTACCCTAATTACGAAGGTTTTCAAGAAGTTCTATGAGAATGAGGATGTTGGTACCCTCTCCAATAATATTGAAAAGAAGTTTGGTCTCTCTGCCATCAAAGATTCTTTCATGTTCATCGCACCAGAGGTGAAAGGTGATCTTGCCCTTGAACAGGCGGAGTTTCAGTCTATGGTATCCGGTGAAGATGTATCCGTGGCTGTGAAGAATAAAACGGCTGTTTCTATTGAATGGAAGACCCCAGGTGTGTTGGGTGGTAACGAGGTCCCTAATTGGAAGGATAATTCTGGATCTGTTCTCCGACGTATTCTCGCGTGGAATTTTTCAAAGCAGGTCAGGGAGGCTGATCCTCAACTTGATGAGAAATTGAACAGGGAGCTTCCGATTATTCTTCTCAAGTGTGTGAGAGCTTACCTAGATTACTCTAACAAGTATAGGGACAAGGATATTTGGAATGTGGTACCCGAGTACTTCAAGAAGATTCAGAAGCAGGTTGCGATGGTGGCGAGCTCCCTCCATAACTTCATGGAGAGCACCCTCATTGAGTATGGCAAGGATCTCTTCGTCCCACAAAAGCTATTCGTGCAGGTATTCAACCAACACTGTCAGGCTAACAACTTGGGGAGGCACAAGTTTACACAGGACTTCTATGCTGGTCCTTTCAGTTCTAGAGACATTGAAGTCAGGGAAGAAGTTGTGACCTACAATGGTCGTACATATCCCAAGCAACCCGTGATTTATGGTCTAGATGTGGTTGACGAGAGTTTGGGATTCACAGAAGACTACTAAAAAAAATACTACTAAATAGTAATAATGAGCCAACAGCTCAAAGAGTTTGTGAAACAGTCGGGTGTTGAACTACGTCCCTCTGCCACTCCTAGTTCAGTTGCGTCAAACAATAACAATAACAACAACCTCGCTAGAGAGATTGAAGCTAATATGTTAAGAAGGCAAGAGTTCCCAAACCGCCTTGAAAATGACATGATGAGTAACGCCAATTATAACGAATTTTCGGACGCTATTAATTCTGCCAACTATAACAATCTTCCAAATGAAAACAAAAAAATGATAAATAACGTACTCAGAGAGTTTGAACCTCCCGTTCCAGTCGTTGCTCCAACCCCCTCTACTAACATTGCAGGAAGATTTAGGGTTGCCCAACCTATCCAGCTTACTTTCAGTAAACTCAACCCGGGTATGTTTAATGCCACTGTCAACAAGGAGTTTCCTCAACAAGGTGAGCTAGTTGATTTAAAAAAGATCCTCTTAAAGGTTCCCCAACCAAATGCACTTATCGGTGAAGGTCTTTATATAGACACAAAGGAAATCATTGGAAGGTACGGTGCTATGCAAGAGGGATTTTCTCACACCCGTGAATATGGTAAGCGCGGTAACATAAACAGGAGCTTCTTCACTGTACAGATTAAGGTTATTGTCAGTAACGGAACAGAATCTAAGGGTGCCACTGTGAACATTTATAAGAATGGTAAGATTCGTTTCTCGGGTGGTTTTGTTGGTACGAACATCGCGAATCAACCAGAACTCATAAGGCGTTATATCGTTAATACATATACCGAAAAGGAGGCATATCTGTATAACCCATTTGAGTATAACAACCTCAGCGGTCAATTTAGAATTAATGGAAACTTCAAAGACTTCTCCACCATAGCCAGTCGTAAACAGAGGTTATACATCTCCCTCGGTGTTACAAAGTTAGATTTTGAACCCGAACTTTCTCCCTTTATGTACGTAAACTATAAGGGACACAAGTATAACTTTGCTCAAAGTGGAAATGTTCAAATTGCAGGTGCCCCAAGCCCCGCTGATATGCTTGTTGCCTACAACGATGCAATAGAACTCATCAAGATTATGAATACAAATGGTGACATTGAGGTTACTGGGGAAGTTCCAAAACAACTCACAAAGGGTGCTCGTACTCCAAAAAAGAGGGGACCAAAAAAGAAGACTGGTCCTCGCGTTGCTAAAGTGGCACCAAAGAAGAAGCGTGACCCCGTTCTCAATATTCAAATCAACGGTGTTCAATGTATGCGCTTCTCAAAACCAGATCTCGTGGATTTCGCTAAAAAGTTAGGTATAGTGGGTATCACTCAAAGCACCAAAAAAGGGGATATATGTAAAAAGATTAACGCGGTTTTGAATAAGAACAGCACTACGTTTAGAAATACTAATAAGAATAAGAATGTTAAGCTTTCTGGTGCTAATAAGGACTTCAAAATAGGTAAGACCAGGTGTACAAGCTATGGCAGTAAGGATGAACTTCTCAGAGTTGCCAAGATTCTGAAAATTAAACTAGATGAAAAGGAAACCAAGGCCACTCTCTGTAAAAAGATTGAGAAGGCGCGTAATGCTATGATTGCCCCCAAACCAAAGCCAAAAACGCCACCCGCTAAAAAGGTTGTGAGACAACAAAAAGCCCAAGAAAAGAAGGTGGTCAGGACTAATCAGGTGATGAAGAAGAGGGGTCTGGATGATAACTCCATCCGAAAAGACATCATCAAACTCTACGGCAAGAGGTGGATGGATCGTTACAAGAATGTTATGCCTTCTCTCAACAACGATGTCCGCGAAATGACTATTCGTCTAGGTAAGATGTCTGGCGGTAACAAGATGGGTATTCCATTCAAAAAGAATGTGGATGATGTGAAGAAAAGTTTGGTAAACAAGTGGAAGAGAGAGCGTGTGCGCAACCTTGAGAAGAAGTACATAATGAAGTCACTCAACGTTTCGGGTATTCCACGTAACATGGTTAACGCATACAGAGCTGGGGCTACAAACTACATCATGATTCATAGCCCAACGAAGACGCAATTAGCCAAGTATAAAAAGACTTGGTTAAATAACGCCAAGAACACAAAGAACGCCACACCTAAGGCGGTTCCCAGAGTAAAAGCTAAGATAGAAGTTTTGTAAACTTAAGGAATAAGCCCTATACATTTATAAATGCAGTCAATTGGTGAACAGTTGACTGAGCGTCTCGCGATTGGTATGAAGAGATACGGTCATGGAGTAATCGTTAACTCTGATACTAGGAAGTGGGGTACACCCGAAAATTCCTGGATTAATATGGCAATTGAGGAATTTTTAGATGGAGTCATATATGTTGTGGCAGACTACATTAGGAAAGGACGTGAAAGTGACGCGGGTATGTCTGATCTCGAAAAGAAATATGACAATCATGAATCCGATGATAACGGACTCATCATGTATATTGTGAATAATTATAACGACATAGAAAGTCCTAGACATAAAATGCTTCTATGGAACTTATTTAACATGTTACTCGCGTGTTCACGATTTTAACAATACAATGAATAATTAATAGATTTAAGACCGTACCCTTCATCTGTTGCTGCAGTTCTTGCAGTAGAAACGGGTGATTTCGCATTCCACTTTGCTATGACTTCTGCATCCGTCGTCGCTGTACAAGCTTCTTCGGCACCCATACCACCTCCACCGTAGCCAGCATATCCAGCATCGTTAATTGCATAACTACAGGTGTTACCACTCTTTTTAATATCGAATTGAACCATCTTACAATGTTGGTCTGTTTTGCGCATTGCGATGTACTTCTTTTCTGTTGGACTGGAGCTGAGCGTATGGAAAGTGTGTGATTTACCACCATTGGGTGTAACATCTTCACTGGATACTGGAACGGAGCTGTTAATATAGGTACCCCACCAAGTAGCACCTGTTGGTTTAAAATCATCAATACTGGAACATGTAAAAGAACCAGTTTGGGAATTAAAAGATTTACCGGTTTGGCAAGTTGGTCCGGTGGGTCCTGCGGCTCCTTCAGAGGATAATGCGGGATAAGCTATTGCTGCCATTGAAGATGAACAACAACATAACATTAAAACTCCAGCTAAAATAAATAACTGATCTTGCTTCATTATATATATTAGTTACATTTTATTTTAGTATTTATGATTTTAAGTGGTTCGGCAATTTGTTTGAGGTGGACAGTGTGATACGCGAAATTGTATTTGGGAAATATATCTTTTATCATATTTGACAATGTTGTAGCTTCTACTATGTGGGGTAGGCCCGAACAAACTGACATCTTCTCAATTTGAAGAAGACGATCTTCCATCAAAACGAATCTCTTGAGTCCATTGTCATTCATTCCACCCCCCTTCATTTTGAGATACATATCTCTGGAGGCTCCATGGCTTAAATGAAAATGCTTAGACCCGGCAATCTCTTCACTCTTACTTCTCGCTTCGTACATGAGGACTATAGTTATGATACCCAAGATGATGTAGATCATTATAGTTATTACACAGGAATTAATTTAGAAAGATCATTAACTTTGTGGACGATGTTGAAGAACTCATCACGAGAAGAGACCTTAGTTGGATCCACAATCTCAAACTCAATTTGGTACGAACATTCTTCCTCCGAGTCCATATCGGCGTTATCACCTGAAGAGATGGTCATGTCAATACTCAGGTTCTTACGCACAAAGGAATAACGAGTCTTTGTCCTCTTACGGTCCATCTCATATTCACCCCAAGTTGGAATCTCACGAGCTACACTGAAGCGCATATCAGTTGGGGTACCAGAGAAGTCTTCCTTGATGACGTTAATCTTCTGGACCATCTTCTGTTCACCCGTGTCTTGGTTAGAAGTGATACGAATGGAGTCTTTGTCGTTGTAAAAGATGTCACAAACAGAACTTTCCATCTTTTCCCAATTGGGGTACTTTTTGAGACCTGTGAGAACTCGTTCAAATGTCTCCTTTCCTACATTGGTATCAAAAAATGAACCATTGTATTTGCCTAGACGCATCTCCACTTCAATGTGTTCTTCATCCTTGTGGGAATCAAACACAGGGAGAACTTGTTCAACGATAGCTTTGATGTCGTGCATGTTTTCTTACTTTTATGATTCGCGTCATTCTCTTAAGTGTTTTTTGTACAAATATTGTAATGAGAGGTTTTTTAAACCTTGGAAATACCTGTTACTTCAACACGGCTCTCCAATGTCTTCTTCATATTCCCATACTCACAAACTATCTCATAAGACACCCATATGAAGGTGAGTGTGCGTTTACTAAAATGTACACAGATCTCGTCCTAGTATACTGGACAAAGGGTGAAGAAAAAATTAACATTGATGCACTTTTGAAACTTTTTCAAAAAGAGTTTCCTAGATTCAAATCAGATGAACAACACGACGTTCAAGAAGCCATTTTGTGCATCATAGACATTCTAGAGAGGGAAGTACCCGAAATCAAAAAATGGTTCTACGGTAAAAAGGTACAGGAAACTATATGGCCAGGTGGAAAGTCAACAAATGAAGAGGACTTCAGCGTTCATTTGATCACTTCTAAAGGAACGGATATGGAAGAAATGCTAAAAAAGAGTACTGACTGGGATGTCATAGAAAACTTTGAAGATGATGAGGGTAAAGTACACCACGTCGCGACGACGCGAAAGTTGTTTTCCAAACTTCCACAAATCCTAATGATTTCATTTGATAGGAAGAGTCACATCAAAATTATTGAGAATATACTCATGGATAAATATGAATATAACCTCATAGCGAGTGCAGTTCATGTAGGTATACAAAACGATGGACACTATGTGGGTTTTGTTAAAAGACGGAATAAATGGTACTTCGCAAACGATGATCACATTACACAACAAGAGCTACCCGAGGAAGCTGGTCACTATTTTATGGTCTACAATCTAAAAACTCCTTCATCTGAATGTCCTCCTTAATATTTACGATAGTTCTATAGAAGGTGCGTCGGTTGTTAGGATGTGTCTTGTCCCTCCGCCTCTTTAGAGGTTTCCACCACATTGGACTCTCCCATGTAATATACCTACACTCAACAATTGCACCATCTTCAAACCATGGTTCGTCCGAAATCCTGTTTTGAGGAATTTCACTTTCAAAAAAAAGCTTCCCCTTCTCTTGTACATATAATCTCCAAGCTAGGGGTCCTGGTTTACACCCAGGAGTTTCTCGTGTAGGTTCCCTCTTCATGAGAAAGTCAACGGTATTCTTTTCCAACGGTTTCCATTTGAACATAGTTTCATGTGTTCCAAGACGAATGGGTTCATAAACAGGGGTAAATACAAGTCCATCAATCTTTTGTTGAACAGTTGGTAAGTATTCATCCATAAATACTTCAAAATCCTTCATCATGTGAAACGTTTTCATTTTTAAACGATGTTTATCAAACTTCATATAGATGATAAACTTCATCATTTCTTCGGCCGCCGCGAGTCTTTCGTCCAAGTTTTGATGGGCCACGAGTACCCCATTAACCAAAACCGAGTCATATATCATGAGCGTGTTTTCATATAATTCTCCATCAAGGATCGTTCCCTCATACGCTTTTTTATTGAGATTGATCTTCACCTCAATCATATCAAAAGCCCGATTGACAAAGAAACACTTTGGTTTGCCTTCATATGTGAGAGCAACCATCATATGTCTCTCACCGTCCGTCTTTTCACAGACGACATATTCCGCACTTCTCAAGATTGGAAAGTGTTTGCGCTCAATTGAGATGGGTTGTGGACCCGGAAAGTAATCCTTGCTTCCCCAAACATGATGAATGAATTTTACAACATGTTCGCGAAGTGGTGACGACATATGTTTTATATTGATTTAAACTTTAATTGGTTTTAACACCTGCAGCACTTAAGATGTTGCTGATACATTCATGTGCATAAGTCATGGTCAACTTAGATGCTGTAAATGCATATATTTTCACACCCTCTTCCATCATATTGTGAAACATTTTGGAGGCGGAAAACTTTTTACACTTCTTGAGAGTATTTTTAGAAAACATTACCCATGAACGAGCTTCCGTCATTTCAACTTTGTGAATATCTTTAGAAACACTTCTTCCGACGATCGTATCAAATTTAAGACCCATTTGAGACACAGGTTCCTTAGAACCCCCTTTTACTTTGTTTTTGAAAAGGTCCCAATCAATTCCATCTTTGACACCTGGAAACACCAATACCCCCACACCTTCGTGGGGTTCAAACAACTGTTTTATAGATTCTTCATCTACACCGATACCAAAGTCAACGAAGAATAGTCTGTCACATTTAGGTAAGTACTTCTTGATCATATCAACCTTTTCGAATGGGTCATCATTCACGTATAGAATTTCATTCTGAACACCCTTCTGAATACAGTGAATATTCATTCTAAGAATCGTATGAAGAGTTTTTACAGAACATGATTTTGAACGTGTCACTATAATCGTACAAAACTTCATATTACATTTATTTGGTGTCTAAGCCTTAAGCCTATCATTGAGGCAACCCATGAATGGTAAATTTCCTACATGCCCGAGGGTTGTATTAATGTCTGCATAAATTTTACCATCGCATTGTTGCCAACGACGACAGAATGCATAGTCTTCAGAAAGATACCTCTTTGAGTTGGGATCTATCATACAATCAAAGCACGCGTGATAGTCATCAAAGTCTCGGTTTTGATGATCATTTTTACACCAAAGTTCTGGAAACTTCTCTTCCAATTTCTTGAAGACTTCCCTCTTAATGCACATGAATCCCGTTGGTCCATCTAGAATGGGGATGAAGCCATTTTCAACTGCGATACGCTGCGCGCCAAAGTTTACGACGAGACTTGAGGAAAGCATAGCCATATTGCGTTCATCTCCCTCACTCACCGCTTTAGCAGCTTGATCCCACATCACAACCTTCTTGGGGTAACACGCAACACTAATATCATGTCCAGAACGAATGAGACGAACGACAGATTCTGGATCAAAATCCACATCGGCATCGATAAACATAAAATAGTCACAATCCGTCTTTTGCATAAACCGACCTACAGCTACATTTCGTGCGCGATGAACGAGAGACTCATTTTCAGTTGTATCAAGAAATAATTGAATACCTTCTTTTACAAGTAGCAATTGAAGCTTAATAATACTAGACATATACTTCTCTAAACAAATACCACCATAGCATGGTGTTGAAAGGAACAGCTTCATTTACTATCAAACACCTTTAACCTCTAAGTGTTTTTTAATAATATTCTCAATCTTGTTCAATGTCGGTACAGATACCGAACACTTTTCACACACCTGCGCCTTTGTTATACTTGGGCTAAGAACGATGTAAATAATAGCCGATGCAATACTGTTTGGTGTTTTACTCATCAACTCAACGCAGTCATCGGTGGCGTTGCACATTCTATTACATCTCAATCTCTGATCCCTCGTGATCTCAAAAGAGTTGAGAAGCCTCTGCATCACATCATGGGATTTCGTCACATAATTCTTCTCGGTGATGCCCATTATGGTATCCTTAAATATTTGGGTTGTCCGGCTAATATCCTTGGATTGTATTCCAAACATATCGGCAATTTCTTTAGTTGTTCTAGAAACTTGAGCAAGACGACATGCGTATAAAACGCAGTTTGCTTTAATCCCAAGTCTCACGGCACCTCTAGTCAACTTCTCATCGTTGAACTTTCTGTACATCATTTTGGCATCCTTAAGGACTGTTTCTGGTAAAGTGTGACAGGCTTCATCTATATCGCGGTACGCGTGGAATAGAGATCTGTCTCTGTGATTCATTGACATGTGAAAGTTTATTTTTGCCATTCTCTTATTTTCATAAGTTGAAGAACGTTGGGTTGAAATAATCGTACCCTTTCCCCAATTCTGTGAAAATAGTTCCGGATTTGCGTTGGGATTACCACACCGTGACGGGTCGTTCACGCGGCCATCATCTGTAACACCGCTCGTCCATTCCGGTGTATCATCAACAAAGTTGTCTTCCACGAGACCACACTCGGAACAGGTGGGAAGTCCTTCGGGTGAAATAATCTTCACTCCAGAGCATTCGCGGCAAAAATTTCTATTCACTGGCTTTTCTTCGGGTTTTTTTGGTAATAATTGGTCTATTTCAGACCATATAGCTGCCAGCATCTTGTTATGAAACTAGGCTATCTTTTTTACTTTTTAGAATTACGCGTTGAAACTTAGGTTATCAGCTTGCAATTTAGCCATTGCTTCAATAGCATCAACAGTTTCTTTAAAACTTCTCGCGCCTGGAGATGTTGGCTTCCATTCATTCCACTCTTTATCAATAGATGCATGATTTGCAGGTGGAATGACCTGTCCATCAATCTCATCATCAGGGACAATAAAGTCTTCCATCTCGGAGTCTGTCTCGTCATCGTTGTAAATTTCAGAATCAGAATCCTCAATGTCTATTTCAGATAAGTACGCGTACATTCTGTCACCAAGAGACTTCATTTCCAAATCTTCAAAAGTTGTCCCACTTGGATAGTGTTCCATCACACTTTCGTAAGGTGCGGGATTCAGGTCTCCATCTTCTAGCTGATAGACACAAGCAGACTTATATATGAGTTCAGTTGGATTCAGGTATTTTACACCAAGGGTCAGGCCGGTGTTCATTCCAATAACTGCAAACATTTCGTCTTCTAGGTCATCTTCATTTACTAATAGTTTCACTATATCATCTTGTTTAATCTCGGAGGGCACAATCATGCTTAGAGTTTTCAGGCAAAAAATTATCAGGGATAATATCACAGATGAAAGTTATTATTTATTCGAAGGAAGGGTGCCAATACTGCGACCACGCAAAGACCTTATGTGAATCAGAGGGTATTGATCATGAAAAAATCATGATTGAGAAAGAGGAACTCAAAAAGTTGTGTGGTGGCGGGGTAACAACCTACCCTCAAATATTTATTGACGGACGTCACATCGGAACATACTTTGATTTTCAAGACTACATAGAAGATGAATATGAACCAATTCTTGCCCCTACCCTAAACAGATTCACCGTCTTTCCCCTGAAGTATCCAGAACTTTGGGAACTTTACAAAAAAGCTCAAATGTCCAACTGGACTGCTGAAGAGGTGGATCTCTCTAAGGATATGGACGACTGGAAAACACTCAACGACAATGAACAAAAGTTTATAAAGTATGTACTAGCGTTTTTCGCTGGTTCCGATGGCATAGTTTTTGAGAACATCAATAATAACTTTGCCGATGAGGTGCAAATATCAGAGGCACGTTCATTCTATGCATACCAGTGCCACAACGAGATGGTTCATGGTGAGACCTACTCTAAACTTATCGATAAATACATTAAGGATCCTTCTGAAAAGAAGCAACTCTTTGAAGCTATTTCAACTGTCCCCTGTATCGAGAATAAAGCTAAGTGGGCTATGAAGTGGTTTGAAAAAAAGTCTCGTTCTTTCGCTGAACGTCTGTTCGCCTTTGCTTGTGTTGAAGGTATCTTCTTCAGTGGTTCATTCTGTGCAATCTATTGGTTGAAGAAGAGGGGTCTCATGCCCGGTCTGTGCTTCTCCAATGAGCTCATTTCTCGTGATGAAGGACTTCATCAAGAATTTGCTGTGGAACTCTTCAAACTATTGAGAAATAAACCAAAAACAGAGACTATTCATTCTATTGTAAAAGAGGCTGTTGAAATTGAGAAGGGTTTCATTCTGGATGCTCTTCCTTGTGCACTCATTGGTATGAACTCCGAGAAGATGTCTGAATATATTGAGTATGTGAGTGACCGTCTTCTCAGACAGATTGGACAACCACCAATTTGGAACTCCAAAAATCCATTTGATTTCATGGAGAATATCAGTCTAGATGGTAAGACGAACTTTTTTGAGAAGAGAGTGGGAGACTATGGAAAAATGGATGATACTTCAGATGAGATTGGATTTGATGAGGAGTTTTAAAAAAAAACTTGTTATAAAGTATAACAATGTCCGAAAAGGTCTTAACCATTGGAGCTCTTTTGATAATGTTGTGTTCATCCTCATCAGGCGCTGCATTTATTTTGATGGGTGGTGAAGAGAAACCTGCTGGACCCTCCGGACCCTCTGGACCCTCCGGACCCACTGGGACAACCTTCATTAATTCGGCTCTACCCTCAACCACTGAAGCTACTATCATAAATACAGGAGAATTAGGATGGGGTCAAACGTATAATGTTCCAAAAAGTCAAGGTAATTCTGCTCCATGGTATTTACAGTTACAAACCGACGGTAATCTTGTGTGGGTAAAACGTGGTACAGGTACACAGTGGAGTCTTGGTTCTCACACTACAATGCCTGGCACTAAAGCGTATCTTCAAGGGGATGGTAACTTATGTGCATATGGATCTGATCTAAATCGAGTGAGATGTGCTACGTCCCATGATTCTAGTGTTCCAGCTGGACAACACAGATTAGTTCTTAAATCTAACGGTGAAATGTACGTTGATCACGGTACAGGTATTTCCGGTAGAAGTTACATTCATCAACCCTAATTTTTTAATAATTCAAAGGCTTTTAACTGAAAGATATCGCACTTGGCATTTATAATAAGTGGAACCCATGTGACATCTTTTATGATGGCTTCATCTTGTGAAACAGTTTCAAACATCTTGTTGTAGAAACGCGAATAGATCAATGGATTGTTGAGTAAAGGAGTCTTGGGATACAACATACACCACGACATTTTAGTTGTATTGTCATCCATGGGAAGGAGAGTACTAAATGTTATGAATTGATAAGGCTCTTTAAGTTTAATCCTGATTATAGATGTACACGGAGCTATGAAACGACTGTGTATTTCCGAACCTCCTTGTGGTTGCATGTGTTCAGTAAACTTAGATGAAGCCTTAGGTTGAACAGTTGCATAACAATCAACATACTTTTCAAACTCCTCAATCTTAGTATTACGAATAATACCATTGTCTTCATCGGCAAAGTTATGAACAAAGTTTATATGAGAAATGTCGGTGGCGTTTAAAATCCAATCATCGATATTACCATGGAGTTCTTTTGAACCATATACCTTTACCCAATTAGGATCAAATAACTCTTTACAATACTGTGTAGGAAGATCATCTTTGGTTTCAGATGTCCAAATAAATCCACCATCTTCCACAACCGGGTATGACTCTATATTTGCATTACACGGAACACTGTTCATAGATGGTACTTTTGTGAGAATACCATCTCCATTGTACTCCCATCCATGATAAGGACATTGAATGACGTCACCTTTTACTTTTCCATTACATAGATTTGCACCACGATGGGG